CAAAGGCTGGGACCCACCAGTACCTCCGCTAGCGCAAAGAACCAAGGAAGTACCTGCAATCTTTATCTGGCCATAGGCATCAAGAACCACAGGATAGTCTTCCTGCGATCCGAAAATCCAAGTCTCATTACTTTCAGCATCGGTTGCAGCTATCGCGCCGGGATTGAGAACTATCCTCGATTTGTAGGGATGATTGGTCGCTACGTCTACTTCCCATCCGTTAATGCCGGTAGCATCCGTAGGTACTTCTGTAGAGATGAATCGGGGTTGTGTTACACCGTAATTCGTAAATTCAGTCAGACATTGCGTTCCGTTCCACCATACCGTATAGCTTCCGATGCCGAATGGATTACACTGCCCTGCTCCCCCTCCGGTAACATCATCTCCTATTTGAACGATATAGCTAGAGCATTGGTCGTATGGAGCGCAGACCTTTTCAACTACCCTAGTTCCGGATTGGACATAATAGTGGTAGACTCCACTTGCGTCCGCCGAGAATGGTTGCGGGATGGGAGTATGTAATTCCGTATCGGAGTAAACAGAAGTTTCGCTCAGACACTCCGATTGCTCGTTGTAGCTGCATACATAAATCTGTGCGTTGGGAATCACAGAAACGAAATTTTGACCTTGCGTGTTGGGCAGCAAAGCCGTATACCATCTTTGAGCAGACTGTGCATTTCCAATAAGTGGAAACAGCAGCAACAACGGTAATAGTATCTTCTTCATTAATTGCTCACAAAGGTCGTTACACTCTGCCCGGTGAGGGTAACATTTACCCCGCTACCGCTGACACTGATAGCGGATTGGGCTGCGAGATTGTGGGTAGGATCGGTTATATAAGGGGTGACCGTGCTAGCGGACAATCCGCCTGCAAAGGTAAAATTCTGTGCTACAGAGCCGCTGTTTGTATTTATGGCTACGACTACAAACTTACCCGATACGAGGTTTTTAAAGGCCGTAACATAAACCCCAGTTTGGGGATTGGCTGTAGCGGAAATTTCTGTTAAGCCAGTCGCAAACCTAGCCCAGTTACCCATAACGTAAGCACGTTTAGCAAAGTTATTGCTAGAGTCGGTAAGTCCGGAATTCTCTCCGCGATCTGCTCCCGAGATCAACCAATAATGCCATGCGTTGACTTTAGCTATGGTTAGGTACTGGTGGATAAGCTGTGCATATACCAATCCGCTTACCATAGTTCCGTCATAGGTTGTATTACCATTAGGCTCTTGGTCAGAGGTTTCTGTCTCCCAGAAATGCTGGTTAGTGACGTTGGAAAAGCTTAGTAGTGTTGGGACCGATGGAGGGGGAGCCGCACCATTCATCCCGTATGCATGTCCACCAAGGATACCTATATCTGCTGCTACCGTCGCATCGTTCATAGATGTAGTAGCGAATCCACTCAAGCTAGACCAATGCGCAGATTCCGGAATCATAATTTTGACGCTTGTGTATCCAGCGGCATTCAAAGCACTACGTAGATACGGTACATAATCGTGGAATTGTGTGGCTGTCCACGTACAACCCGCATAAGATGGAGGAGAATAATCAGGTTCATTCTGAACGCTAATAGCGTAGACACTTATGCCGTAGGTGTTCTGCATCAGGGTAACAAACGAAGTCTGAATGTTGGCAAGGTTGGTATAATTCGTAGGATTGCCGATAAATGCTCCCCCCGAGTTAAAATTACCGTTAGACTTCATCGAACCCGGAGGAGACCACATCGCTCCCCATAATACTGCACCGTTAGCGACTGCGGCCTGTATGTTAGCCAGATCGCTGTTATTGATTACTGCCCCGGTCCATCCTGACGGACCTGTAACGCATGATCCCCAGACGTTATTACAATCGGTGTAATCGGGATAGATTTGTACTCGAATGTACTTTAGTCCTATCTGTGACGGAGAGTATTCGGTATTGATAACAGACGTAGGGACCGTGGCAAGAAAAGCAGTCGCGGCCCCGAAACCGTCAATTACCTGATATGTAGTACTTCCGTTGATAGTAGCTACTGGGATGCTAGGATTAGAAGCCAATGCCCCGCTATGCCTAGGTACCGTTACTTGAGCCGCAGCTATAAATGGGAATAGGAGAAGTGCTAGAAATTTTTTCATTAAGGATAGCAAGTACTCGCATCAAACGGAAGTGCTCCGCTTGACCCAGTAACAGACCCTCCGAGAACTACAAGATAGCAATTCCCTGCCATGTTATGGTTGGCATGACCACCTGAGTTGCTGATATTACCGCCAGTAACATCGGGACCAATCGGGGGCCATGGAGCAATAGAGATATTCCACCATGAGGGCCTAGATGAGTAATAGAAAGAAGGATAACTAGACCATGAAGTTGATGGAGTAACCAAGCCGGGATAGGTCGATGCTCCCGATCCTGTCTCACCAGCATTGGTTCTAACTGCTGCGTTTACAGTATCGTAGTTCCCCCAACGCATTAAAGCAGTAGAGACTAAAGGATCGTTGTCAATAGTGAAGCTTGAACCCGCGCAAGTGGGTGAAAAAGGAACCTGATTGTCGCTAAAATTTAGAGTATAGATTGCAGTCCAGTTGTAACTTGTACACGTATTAGGACTTCCCGATAGTCCTTGATTCTGATAAGTCGTAAAATACGTACCAGAGCCAAGGACGTTGGCTACAATATTATCATAGCGGTTATTTGCTGCTTCGTGTACTGCTCCCGTGTTCTGGTTTTTTACGCCGGTTCCGCAAGAAGGATTTGCCGGGGGGCAGGTATTAGCTGGGTCCCGTCCATTGAGATAGGAACGAAATACCGTGTTAGAGAAGGACGTACCGTGAATGTCATCTGCTGAATATTGGATTCCTTCATGACCTTCCCACAGATTATAAACATCACCCGCCGCATGATGGGCCGCATCGCTTCCCTGCCAATTAGGAGCCGATCCCGCTGGGTTACCGCTATAGGCATTATCTACGGAATAGTTGTATCCAAAGACATTTCCCATACCATTTTCAAGAATTGTGCAAGTGGCGACGTGCTGGCAGATATTGTTTTCAACCAGATTATCTCCCGATCCGATTGTTACATCTATGCCATATCCCTCCATTGTTGGACTTGAGCCATAGACATAAGAATCGCGAACGGTGATATGAGCAGACGATCCGATCAGAATATGCTTTTTTGTGGCTGCACTATTTTGAATAGAGTTTATGAGAGAAACATTCTTGACCCAATCATTATATCCCCACTGGTATTCGATCATGGCTTCAATCGATCCGAGGGATTCAGTATCAATATCAAGATTCTCAATCCCAAATGCGGAGACGGGTAGTGTAGATGAATCGTCCTTCCCGAGGCCCAATCAGGAGCGTATATTCCGGGAGAGATTGTGATGGTTGTTCCTGATATTCCAGTGACAACTACCATCTGGGTTGTGGTATTACCACTCCATGAGTTCTGTGAGCCTTGTTGGGAGCAGGTTCCGTTGCTTCCTGTGCTTCCACAAGCCCACCACTGACCGTTATCGCTTGCTTCATCGTTGGCTTCAAGCTGAAGAAGTGAACCAATTTTTAGGTTTGACAACGCTCCCGTGGAACAGGAACTAATAGTTATTGCTGTTGACCCACGTGAAGTTCCGCCAGTAACGGAACATATATTAGAGGAACCGTTAACAGTTCCCGAATCACCGTTGGTTACACAAAATGCTGTCGGTCCAAAACCATTGCAATTGCTTGAAGTTGCTGTCCACTTAAGAATAGTCTGAGTGGGACCGGAACCCCTTAGGCCGACATTGGATTTGCTTATAATAAGAGTCTGGGTCATTGTGTACGTTCCCGGATTCAGAAGTACCATCTGACCGGACGCACAAGAATTCAAAGCAGATACGATGTTTGCAGTAGTTACGCTTTGTGCAAAACTAGAAGATTGGCCTGCGGTTCCGAGAGTGGTACACACGGAGCGCGAAGGAATGGGGCCTGCTCCTGCCGTACTCCAATTAACAGCCCTAGCAGGGGCAAGCAACCCCGTCCATAGATTCGAGGTTGAAGGAGATGCTAAAGCCCCCGTATGCATAGGGGCTGTTATCTGTGCCTCTCCTTTGAAAACAAAAGTGAGAAGTAGTAACAGTTTTAACAGTTTCATTACTTAAAGCTCACGTTCCAGATTACGGAAGATGGAGTAATGTTGCTGCTAGTGGGGTTACAGATTTTGTAGTGGAGAGCGTTAGCGGCAGGCCATGGATTGATCTGAAGACCGCCAGTAGAACCCCATCCAGTAGAGCCACTAGTATCCGTGCTTCCGGTAAAGTTGATAGTGGAAGTAGTCGCAAGACCTGTGACCGTTACCGGACCAAGATCAGCGGTACAGGAATTAGCGTTGATAGTGCTAGTACCTGTGGTGACCTGAATATTGGCAATCGAAGTAATAGCTACCGCAGACTGCGCGGTAACCAATCCTTTTCCGTTGGTAGTGATCTGGCATACGTGGGTAGCGTCTCCGCAGCTACCGGGTCCGCTATTAACCGTAGCCAGCGTAAAGGGCTGACTTCCCGAACCGGGACCGGCAGTACCATCTCCTGTAAGCTGAGTAATGCCTCCCCCGCCTCCGACTGAAGAAATGACCCCACCAGAGATGGTGATGGTTGTTCCATCCGGCTTGACACAACCAAGTACAGAAGTAGTAGCCGCATTACAGTTAAGAACACCGGCCATAACGCTAAGTGTTCCGCCGAGACTAGTAGCCCCGGTACCGCCTTCCGAAGCCGCTAGCGGAGTAGAAAGCCCCGTCAGAGAGGTAATATCAGAGTTGGCCCCAGAGTGTGCGGGAGTGTATCCAAGATTGGGCTGCTTGCTATTAAGTTGGGTTTGAATGCTAGAAGTGGGATCGACATACCCGAAGGTGGTCGGAGACACGCCATCAACGGTTAACCCGGTAACAGACGTTGTAGTCCCGCCAAGGGTTACAGTAGTGCTACCGAGAGTGAAGGTCGCACTGCTAGAAGCCTTGCTGTTAAGCTGCGTCTGGATGCTAGAGGTAGCATCAAGGTATCCCATGGTGGTAGGACTTACTCCGTCAAGAGTCAATCCTGCTAGTGTAGTCTGGAAAGAAGGAGCACCGGCCCCTCCCTGAGGAGCAGCAAACACGGCGTACTGTGCGATGCTTCCGCCGATGGCTACAGAAAGAGAAGGAGTCGTAGTCGAGTTGGTAACCGAGGGAATCAACCATGAAGGCCAGTTGCCGGTAAGAGCAATGAAATTGGTTACCGATCCACCACCGGACCCAGACCCAGTAAAGGTACAGCTAGTCCCTGAGCAGCTTCCTGCTCCCGCGCTAAAGTTGAAAGTAAATACGCCAGACGTGCCGTTGATACTAGTTACTGTATTCGAAAGAAGACTGTTAATCTGAGTTTGAATCGAACTTGTAGGATCAACGAATGCCATCGTGCTAGGCGATACTCCGTCAATCGTTAATCCGGTAACAGAACTCGATGTGGCCCCTAGAGTAAGCACTGTCGATCCCAAGGTTAAGGATGGGTTCTGTAGTGCGCTATTCGGAATCGGAGAAGCCGCGACTGAAATAGATGGAGTGCTGGTTGGATTCGTGGTCGTAGGAACTAACCAAGTCGGCCAAGAGCCGCTGGGGGTACTCACACTAGAAACACTGCCCCCGCCTCCCCCGCCAGTAGCAGAAATCAAAACATTACCCGCACTGGGGTTAGTGATGGTGATGTTAGACCCGGCTTGGAAGTTGATGGTGGTTTGGTTTTGTAGAGCAGTTCCGCCTATCTCGAAAATAGTAGACGTAGCTGTTCCGGTAGGACCAATCTGCACTCCACCAAAAGAACACTGACCATATATGGTGCAAACCTTTTCTACGACTTGTGATCCGTTAGGAATGTAGTAGGAATACACGCCCGCAGCGTTGGCACGAAGGGGCTGAGTTATGCGCTGGGTGAGACCTGTATCGGCATAAATCGCAACCGGAGTGGTACAGGCAAGTTGTGTATTGTACTGACATACATACACATACGCATTAGGAACTACGACAGCAAAGTCTTTGCCACCTACCTGCATGGCGGTATATTGACGCTGGGAGCTTTGTCCCATTGCCGCTACCGGGAGCAACATTCCTATTAATGCTAAAGTTGATAAAAATTTCTTCATTATACTACCTCTAACCACTTCCTTATGCTAATCTCGTCGTAGATTTGTAGACCTTCTAGATTGTCGTCAATGATCTTTCTACGGTGATGACCTAACGCTACTTCTAACTTATGAAGGATATCCTTAACACTGGTAGGGTCGGCTTTAATTTCATTTGAAGCCCACGGTATTTCGGGGCTAACTACTATGGGGACGTTCTGAGCCGCAGCATTTGCCGCAGTAATGCAGAATGTTTCGGTGAAAGAAACGTTCAAACAAACATCCATGTTCCTAACCATTTCCATAAAATCTCTGGTAAGCATCCATGGAAATTCCACTAAACGGAATCTAGTGGGGTCGGAAGAAAGTAATGCTCTAAGGTTCTTTAAAGTCTGCTGCCCGCCCTGTTCTACACGAGAAGTATTCATGTGAAAATTCAGAAACTTTCCCTGTAACTTGGCGTATTCTATAGCGGCAAGAGCTTGAGCTAATTGATTCTTCATGGGCCGGATAGCCCCGAAGCATCCTATATTCAGTTCTTTATCTTCTATCCTAAAAGCTTTGAAACAGTTGATAGGATGGTAGTTAGGGAGATATACAGCGGGTATGCCCGCAATTATCAAATCTTCAGTAGCTCTAAAAGAGTTAGCTCCGATGATAACGTTAGGTATGTCCTTATACTGAAAAAGCCAATCCATGGCTTGTCCCTCGTTAGCGAGGAAGGGGATTTCGGAGTGTATCCTTACTATCCACCGAATACCGGGCCATAGTTTGGCTAGTTCTTTGAGTTTATAGGGAGGACACCAAATCGCTTCTAAGATAACAATCCTAGGTTTGTTTTGATGTACCTCCCTATCAATGCTGTTGGAATCAACAACGGTTACAACTTTTGTATAAATACCGAAGTCGCGGAGTACGTCCGCAACTAGAGTAGCGGAATTTTCTAGGCCGCTAGACGGTGTTCTTCCCGGCCCTCCGCTCGTTAGATGGCTTTTCAGAATAAATAAGATCATGTCCACTCATAGGTTTACGGTTGATTTTTACCCTTTAGCGTGTTGAGAAGATCAGAAACCGTACCAGAACCAACATTTACACCGTAGGGAGCAGTGAAGAAAAGAACGAGAGCAGAGATTATCAAAGGCAATGCGCCAAGCCAAGTTGCTAGGGCTGCTGCATCGCTGAGTGCGATGATATGATTGAAAACATTCAGAACGACTTTAGATGATACCAAAGCCAAAATAAACGTAAGAATTCGGCTGCTAGAAGGATTACCGTTGTCGCTGTATGCGTCTCTAACGAACCGGAAAAGTTGATCTAGAAAATTTTTTATGTATAGGAGAAAGGCCATTACGCACCGCTTCTACCTTGCCTCGCCAATGCTCCTGTTTGCTGTGATCCTTGAATCTCGCGGTTGTAAGTGAGTCTCTGGTCGAGGAAGATGTTTTTCTGTGTTTCGGTCAATCCATCGCTGGCAGAGACAAGCATTTTTAAAAATTCTTGATGAGCAAATGCAAACCGCTCATCTCCTTTATATTCATACGTTTTAGCTAGAAATCCTTGATTATAAAGATAGTTGTAGTAGTCTGGAATTGGTGCCCAAGTATCGGTAGTGGAGCTAAAATTTGGAGCAGCTTTTTGATAAATTAAGTTAATCGCATAAGGCTGATCCGGAACACCCATCAATCGAAAAGTAATATTACCGTTGTTATCATCGGCAATGACGGATATAAAAGCTGGCTGGCCAAGGATAGTTTCCCCTACCAGCGTTTGCTCAATCGTAAGTTCTTTTGAGTATTGGTTGATGTTCCCTACACCGGGAGGCATTATGATGGTAGCTCTTTCGAGAAACCCAAAATCAGGAAGATATGTCTGATAGTCAGTTTGTCCGGCAATACAGACTATGGGGGGAACAAATCCACGGTTCCATCGCCATACAAAGGGAGGGGAGAGTATAAGCTGCCTAACCCAATCCCCGATTGAATACGCTAAATCCCCACTATTCACATAGACTATGGGGGCATCATAGATAAACCGTTGGGTCATATCTATAGTTCGTTTTAGCGTTATATTCGAAGCCATGCTTCTGCTTCCTTCTTAGTACTCAGAAAGGTCTAAGTTTGCTTGGTATTCACGCCAGCGAAGCTTTTCCCATTTGTCTTCTGCCGTATCTGCCCAGACTCTCCAAAGATATCTTTGTATGATATTGTTTGTTGCTATCTCTTCTTCCGGAGTCATTAGATGATATCCTCGTCCGTTATCAGTTCCTTAGCCGCGTCCTGTGCAAAATATTCTGCACGAGCTTTAAGAACCTTTTCACGCTGGTCTGGACTGAGCCGAGCCAACTGTGCTTTTACGGGATCGAGAATGCCTTCAGTCTGTCCTGCTTCCGCAGGAGTACCATTGATCTTTCGAAAGAACTTCTGATGTTCTGGATTGGCTGAAGAGATGACCATCTGGCAATACTGACAGACTCCAATCATTTCTCCGGTAGGAAGTTTCAATCCACAGAAAGCCCCTTCTCCATTACGATGCCGACCCGATTGACCAACTTCATGCTCACAAAAACGCTGTCTGCGTTTATTGTTCTTGAGCTTCATGATCTCGATATTTCGCTGATCCCCCCGAAGCTTGTTATCAAATTCCTTTTGTTCGGGGCTGCGATAACCGGGTTGGAGTTTTTCAAGAGCAGCACTTAGTGCCTCTGCTAGTGACTTGGAATTATCCTGTTGGAGAAGTCCAATGATGGTTAGAAGGTCTTTTGCGCTGACATTTACGTTGTCGAGATTAAGGTCTGTTGATACTTCTTTTTCTTTTGCCATGTTAACTTAGTAGGTAATACACCCTACTTTATGTTCCTTAGGTTGTAGAGGGTTTTGCACCAAACCTTTTCGTCCGTTCGTCCGAATACTCGGTTGCACTGCTCCTCAGTAATGTATTTGTTTAGAATTAGCTTCATGAGTAGACCACGATAGCCTCTGTGCGTTTCATCGACAGCCACTCCGTGATCGTTGTAAGCGTAACTGGAAAATTCTTGTATGACTCCGGTAGGTATATATCCTATGTAACGGACACCATTAGTATCGGTACAAGTGCTATCTTCGATGTAGAGAGAAAACTCATTAAGGAAATATGCGTCTCCGACAATTAGTTTTGTTCCTAGAAGACTGCGGAGTTTGCGAATGAATTCAGTGTGCGTTAGTGCTCTGCCCACAGAATCTCTTTCAAGATAATCCAGTTCATCCGGTCTACGTTGGGCTTCAACGGCTGACGAATTATCGTTCATTTCCTTGTATCTTGCTACGTTCTCTCCAATCGAAAGCCGAGGAGTCTGCTTACATTTTGGACAAATGTGGGCGCGACCATCTCGGCTTGACGAATCTCTATCGAAATAGTTATAGTGATAAGCCCGACGACAGCGTTCGCATTCTTTGCCCAGTAGTGTCTTAGAGAATGCTAGTTCATGGTCGAGTATATTCTCGGGTAGGTTGTATTCGTGCATTAGGAATCCTCAATAGCACCTTTACTTTAGACTTGTTCTGCGCTAAACTCCGCAATGTTGATAGTCCCGCCACCAGCATTGCCAAACGTACCCGAGACCACGAACTGAAGGTTACCAGCCGTAGTTACCGAAGCCGCGTTCGAAAGCGCGTGAGCAGCGGTAAGGGTATTGGCGCACTGTCCGGTATACCATCCACCCAAAACCTGAGAAGTGGCATCCCACTGCACAACGGTCTCAAGCACGAAATTAAAACTCGTGCTAGGAGCACCACCAGCGGTAAGAGCAGCTATCTTGGTATCGGAACCTGTGGTGGTAGACGTACCCACGTACAAGTTGATCGCAGCGGTATTACCCGCACCGGCATTCAGAGTGGCATTACCTGCGACCCTAACGCGGAAAGGACGACCCACATCAAACGTAGTCGAACTAAAATACGGAGCCTCGGTACCCACGCCAATCATGGTCTTACGTCCGTAAGACTGGAAGCTGTACGCTGGGTTCTGGTTATAGTCCATTGCCGACCCAGAACCAACAAGGTTAGAACCGGAGGGAACGCCAGTGGGAAGTACCAAAACCGCCGCAACAGTGGTACCCACAGTATCGGTACCCTTTACAAACACGGTTTCAGTCGTGGAAGTAAGGGTAAGTGCATTGATCTGATCGCGGCCAGTACCCGGCCCCTTCAGAATTGCAATTGTGTCAAAATTACTCATATTGTCCTCTAGGAAACACTTGCGGCACTTTCTTTGTCCCGCAACGGTTTAAAAATTCGATCTGCCGAGATTTCCCCGTTGTCTATTCCTATGACAACGATACCTCCCGGTTTAACTACTAAGCTCTTATGATCTCCGTATAGCTGATTACCAATCTCATGAATTACTGAGCTATGGGCTACAACAAACCCTGCCCCTACTCTCGTGGCATGTTCGAATGCTTCAGCAAGAGTGGGGAGTACGCGATTGCGAAAATCTTCTAGGCTTTCTCCGTCTGGAACTGGTAGATTAGGATCATCTATATATTTTTGCAGTTCCTTAAGGTTCTCTTCGTTTTTCGGTTTTCCGGAAAAATGCCCTAAGTTCCACGCTCTGAGAAGCGGAGTAGTCTGTACTTCAAGACCGTCTGCTATTAGCTTTGCGGTCTGTACAGCCCTCTTCTTATCAGAAGAAACTATGAAAGCCGGTTCTATATCTTCTAATTGGCTTTTAGCTTCTTCTGAATCTGTGACTCCCTCTTCTGTGAGAGGGATATCAGCTTCTCCACGGAACAGTCCTTTTTGATTGTAGGACGTTCTTCCGTGTCGTATTACGTATAAAACAGGATTCATTATTAACCAGCTAGGATAAATTCAGTAGGAGTTCCTTGCTGATTAGATATCAAACTCAGTCCGGATATTCCATAGGCGGTAGTGTTCTCCGCAAAGAGAATCATCGCTCCGGGGTCTAGCGTCAAAATGGTTGCCGCGCTACCCGTGTTTGGAGTCCACGTTACGGTTAACGTAGTTCCTGTGTTAGAAGAAAGATTTTTCACATACATGAATTGCGCGAGATTGTTTGGTAGGGAAACTACATAAGGAGTAGTACCTACGATTACTGCCTGCGCAAACACCGACAAGTCCCCAGTGTAATAGTTATTTACTGGCTTAGAGAGACTTGTACTCCCAGTCAAGTTATCGGTAAGTGTGATTGTTCCTTTTAAGCCTGCTGTAACGGACATGGTTACCTCAAAAAATTGCTAGTAGGGGGATGTATTTCTGTAGAAGGTCTTAAGTAGATTTGGCCCGCATCGTTAGTGAAAAAATACCGCAACGATGTGTATTAGTATTTCCTCATTTAATTTAGCGAATCCACATAATCCTACGAGTTTTCCCGGCCAAGGGTCCACTTTTCGGAATTCTACTTCAAAACCTACTAGCCCTTAAAGTGAATGCCGTGGTCGGCCAAGTGCTTCAAAAGATCGTTAAACCTATCTTCGAGAGACTTTTCAGGAGCGGGTGCAACCGGAGGAGCTTGAGTTTTTTCGTCAGCCATTAATTTATTCCTTTTGATCGAATCTCTTTCATCACTAAACTTAAATGTGCCTTTTGTTCATCGGTATGTTTCTTTCCAGTCCACCATCCTCTAGTTAAGTTTTTCTTAACCTTATCCGCGTGTTCTTGCGAAAGCTTCTTCCCAAGTTTTGACTGACGGATATTTTCTCTTAGCTGTGGATTATTCTGAAAAGATTTTTTCTTGGCTTCGCTTATCTTCCGTCCAGTTTCTACTGTAGGTTGAAAAGCACCGCCTAGGAGACCGTTATAACCGAAGTCTCTATTGGTGGTATCAAGAATCTTTATCCACCATCTTTCGGCTTCGTTGGCTTCGTCAAGTGAATCCCAAGTTTCTAAGATCACAAGTTCAAAGTTTTGAATCCCATATTTTCGTATAGCTCTATAAAAATAATTATCAACTTTTTTAGAATCATGTTTGTGGGAAGACCAGCGTTCGGAAACCTTGCGCTTGGTCTGTCCCACATATTTCTTTCCATTTATTGTGTTGGTAACCAAATAGATGCTATACAATTTTAGCTGGAACTCGTCATTGAGAGTATTTTGCGTAAACGCATAACCGTACCGGGAGGCGGGGTTATGGTAAATTTGACGTTATACGAAATCCAGCCACCGATCATACGAGCCGGGTCAGACACCGAACCACCTTCAGGAGCCATCTGGATGTTGAGTGAGTAGTTCTTCTTGTTCCCGCCCGAGGGGTTAGGACCAAGGAAGATGCTCAGCAAAGCATCATCGGCAAAGATGTAGGTGGGGTAGTACAGGTTACCCGAGATCGTGGTGGGAGCAGCAGTCGTGGTTTCCTTGAACTTGATACCCGCAAACTCTAAAGGAGCATCGCGGTCAATCGCGGAGAACAACTTCTTAGCCATATCAGGACTACGCTTCATGATATCGGTGATACCGTTAACGCTGGCATCATTGTAGATATCGTGCGTAACCAGAGGGTTAATCACACCGGCATAGGTGTCCGCTTCGAAGAAACGGGCATTGATGCTGGAAAGCTGTTGCGCGATAGTACGAAGGTTCGCGGCAGTCAGATAGGTACCGGGAGCAAGCTGTTGCAGAACGGTACTGTCAATACCAGTCGTGGAATCAGCCGCAGTCGAAACCAAGGTGTTAAGGGTCAGCGCAAGACGATAGTTCATTTCCTCCGCAAGACTCGAAAGCAGACCCTTGTCATCGAGCGCGGTATCCATCAGAAGATCAGACGAGTTCGTGTAGTCAGCGTCACTTATTGTTTTGGGCTAGCTCAATTGCTTTCTTAAGTGAGGCTAGGAGATTTTTAGCTATTGCGTTCCCGCATTCTATAATCTCTTCCGGGATCACCCCCGGACCACTCTTACTGTCACCAGTAAGGTCAGACTCTATCTTTACATTCAGATCGCTCTCGAATGCGTTCGGCGTATTAGTCGTTACGGATTCCCCTTTGTTCAGAGCCTTCATTTTATAATGAAGTTCAAGCCTTTTACTTGGATTTGATTTGCCTTTCATGCTGGCAAATTCCAAGGCGATTTTAGCTTGCTCTAACTTAATTACTAGATACGGAAGAATTCGAAGTATAAAATCTACTTGATTTTCGTATCCCTCAACTGTCCATCTGTAACAAGGTTTTTGTGAAACCTGTCCGTTAGCTTTTGCTTTCTTACTAATGTGTTTGATGGTTAGTCTTGAGGTACCGCCGAAACGTTCGTAAATCCAATCAATTAGGGTTTTAGAAGTATTAGAAACCATCACTTTGCAATCAAATGCGTTGTAAGGATTTCCTTTTCTATCTTTTATAGTAGCTTTGGTTATGGAGAAGCTTCCTTCTCCATCCATTATTGCTGCTATATAAGCCCAATCTGTTTCGGTGGGTATAAGTAAGGGGTCTTTCCTCGGGATTGTCTGAGTCATGTATAATCTCCTATATAGACATTATACCATAACTATTTCAGATTTTAACCGATTTAGCCGAATTTTTGTTTAGGTCAGCAGCTTTTGTTTACTGACCAATAACCGCCTGAATCTTAACTGCGGACTCAGGAACCGGCGAACCGACGAAACCTTCGGTGGACTGCTGGGTGTTAGCCCCAAGCAGGTTGTAGGAGAAGAACTGAATGGTGTTACCGCTGTGCATGGGAAGCGGCCACTGCTTTGTGCAACCGAGGAAAGGAGTCGAAGCCTTAAGGTTAGGAATCGCCTTCCGCTCGTAATAAATCGCCAAAGCGTTAGGGAAGTTGCCAGATGCAACCGTGTTTACTGCTGGTGAATAGGCCATTTGTTATGTGCCTTCAAAACGTTTTGCCGACCTTACCGCTGATTCTTCATTGCCTGAAGCTGTGCAGCAGCAACTCGCCTGAGATCGCTCATGGAAAGTTTTTCAAGGTCTACGTCTGACAGTGGCTTTTCGTCTGGTATCACAGCAGGAGTTGAAGTCCTAGCTGGCAGACCTAAGCCCACTGGCTGTCCGCTCTGAGTCGCAATACGCGGGGCTTCTGTCACGGATGGGCCACTCGCAGGAAGCGGGGCCACTTGTTCGGGTTGCGGAGTGGGAACTGGGCTAACCGGGGTTGTTTTCTCTAGCAATCCGCCATCGATCAACTCGTCTTTAGCTGTCTCAAGATTTTCTACTGTCCAAAGTCCCCTAGTATACAAATCGTATATAGTGTTATCAATTACTGCTTGCGGGGAATTGGGGGAAACTTTTTTGTTCAAATGAGCCTTCGCCATACGTGCGATAAGCTTTCGAACATTCTCGGGATTCATTGAATAGTCTGACGACCAATCAACATTCTCCCGATTGAATTCTCTATTTACATCTTCTATATCCGCCTTGGCTGTCTGAGCAGCAAGGATAGATTTGGCTTCCTCTGCTGCGTTTAAGGCTGCGGCGAACTTATCAGGATCGAGTCCGAATCGTTTCTTAAGGAACGTTTCAATACCTTCAGCGGGGTTGTCCTGAAGTTTAGTTCTAATTTCTACCACATCGTCTGCTGTTAGAGTAGAAGCAGGGATTGGGGTAGGCTGAATAGAAGGAGCAGAGGGTAGTTGAGTTCTTTCCTCTCCACCTAAAAGCTTTTCTTTCTTAAGTCTATGTATTGCTCTAGTGGCTTCTAGCTTTCCGTCTAGAACTTGGAAGATGAGATCATCTTTATTTGCCCCGTAGAAATTTTCTGCCGGGGTGTTCTTTTCGCCACTTTCCAGAATCGCTCTCCATCCCCTGCTAGTCTTTTCTAGAGTGATAGTTCCACCATGCTTGCCCTGCCTAACCTCTATATTCTTTTCCGGTTCTGGAATTGGGTCTGGTGCAGGAACTACTTGTGATGGTACGTCAGGATTTGCTTGTGGTGGTCCGGACGGAATCTGTTCTGGCTTTACTTCAAACTCCGCTGGCTTGTTTACTTCCATCGGAATTTCTTCAAAATATTCGTTACGGTTAGCTAGTGAAACTCCACTAGCCCACTCTTTATAGAGATCATTCTCTTCGGCTGGCATTTGTCCTCTACTGTCCTAAATCCTAGGACCAGTCTTCTTGTGGCAAGTCGTGTACGTCTGCGCTTAAAAAGGCTTCCGATTCCGCTCCCTGCCGTATCGTAGTGTTGATTGCAGAAAGAATTTGATCGATGGTATGCTCTGTAGCAGCCCAAACAGCATGTGCGGCTAGGATAGCTTTCTCATCTCCCGGTGACTGCTTACGAAGTTCGTTGAGTTGATTTTCTTTCATCTCCTCGAAAGTACTAAGCAGAATGCCCCATCCTTCTGTAGAAATCGTGATCTTTAGTGCAGTTGCTTTTCTTACGTCATCCTGAGCAGTTTCAATGATTTGAGCTAGTTGCTCGGGAGAATAATCTTTGGTATCCATTAGAATTCTGATCCGGGTTCAAGTCCTGCTTCGCTGCCGAAACCCTCCCCGCCTGCTCCGGGTGCTCCGGTTAGGGCTTCAGGGGTTGCGGTCTGCTCAAGCGAACGTCTGAGCACTTCATTTGCAGCACGAGCCATGTTATTCTGTTCGGCAAGTTCCTGTTGATGCCGGAACTTGGCTTCCATCTGCGCGTTGTCGTTCTGCATTTTAGCTTGCTGAAGCGAGGCGGGCTGATTGGCTTGGTACTGCTGCTTCTCTTCCGGAGTCTGATCCACGATAACATCGTAGAATGTCTTCCATCCAGAGGAAGCGAATATCATCTTGAGTACTTGAGTGGTCTGTACTTTCTTTCCTTCTGCGGCAATACCCTGTAAGATGAACTGATTTTGAAGGTATTGACTCAACAGAGGCAAGCTTTGCGCCATTGCTCTGCGTTCGGAAAGTTTTGCACCGGCTTGAACGTCGAAGCTAACTCTAGCATTACGAAGTTCTTCTATACTACCACCAGTTGAAAAGTACTGATTCTGAAGTTCTTCGTTAAGAATTTGCTGGACCGTGTGTGCGGGAAGTAGTCTTCGATTCATTTCATCTACTCGGTAAAGGAAAGGTATGAATACCTGAGTAGAAAACTTATCGATGAATTCTGATATCTGTATGCCTTGTCCGGAGGTAATAGCACTAGCTCCGGTAGCAGTACGAGCAAGATTGGAGTGTCCTGTGGACCCCGCTATACCTTGCGTCGTAATCTCTCCTGCGCCTGAATTTTGCTCAACTCTAGCCTGTGATAAGGCTATATGTTGACCGGCTTCTGGTACCGCAGGGGTGCGCTCTAGTGGCTGAATATCGGTAACTTCATCGACTTCGAGCACTCTACCGGGATGGATTCGCAGGCTTTGTGTGGGAATGCTTTTAGTACGCTTCCGGAGATAAACACCGGCCAGAGCTAGAGCAGTAGAGTCTAGCCAAGTGTTGACAATGCCTTGCTGAAGCCTCTGCTCTGATCCGATGGTTCTTGCCAGTCCCAGCCCGTAGAAGGCTCCGGGAACGTCCCACCAGTTGATAGAGAAGAAAGGAATTTCGCCGTAAGGATTTTTTCCATTACAGATAACTTTCTTCTGTTGTACAACAATTATGATCTTGTCTTTATCCCAACGCTCTAGAATTTCTAGAGGACGTTCGAAAGGGTCTTCCGTCGCTACCATCCAGCGGGGGTTTGACCGCATATCCCAGACAGCGTTAATTCCTGTTTGTTCATCAAGAGCCGGAATAGCCTCTTCCGCTGGGGGCATGAACCAACTCATTACCTCATCGCGACTAGGGATATCATATCCGGGACGATCTCGTAGTTTTTCTAGATCGTTAAAAGTCATGTACATCCGATGGATGACATACTTTGCTTCGCGGATATCGGGAGTGCGAAGAGTTGGATCAATGAGAACATCCTTGATGCTAGTGATGTTCTCAAATCTTGGACGTTCTACTTTATACTCATCAGTCTTCTCTTCAAGAGGACTATCGGGATTGTGGTATTCTATATCCGGCTGACCGGGAACACCTGAGGGAAGAACGGTTTTTTCGTCCTTACGAGTATAGTAGGTTTCTTTGCGGGTGTAACTGTCCCAACCCCATTTCCATATATTAGTTCCAAACAGACAGGCATTGAGTACTCCTCGCCTTACTTCTTCCTTGAAATTTATATCATGGAGTTGATATTCAATAATATTGGATATAGCTTCAACAGTATTCTGTCTAGTACCCGGACGAGGTTGGAAAATAAACGGGGGGTCATCATAAAACAATCCATTGATGATTTGCGGCGTGAGAGAGTTTACCGCTTTGGCAACCGTATAGAAAGGGATATTAGCCCTCTCTACCTGTGTTCCTTCCCAATATTTAGGAACCGTGGTACTCTGGTAAACGATAGACGCGGAATTCCATCCCGCAATCCATTGCTTCGCCGCTTTCGCGGTTTCGGCCATCTGCGCGTCCCTGACCACTAATGTTAGTGCAGGGTCTTCGGCCCACTTACCAGTGTGTAGAATCTGGTTGATAACTTCCGGTGTTAAGATCGGAGTGTTATCATTCCCCGGATTTTCGATTTGTGCCATTTTTAATTGGTTGCTTGGATGGGATTTGAACCCATGTCTCCGACTTATGAGGACGGCGAGTTGGACCGGACTACTCTACCCAGCTTTAAAACTTAGCCCTTATAGGGACGACCACCGTCCCAGCAAGAATTCTGGCCGGTGTTAAGATCGACTGACTGACTATTGGCCTGCTTCGAGCCTGCCTCTGCGCTAGACGTGGAGCCGGACATGCCCGAAGGCCCACCCCAAACAGCAGGACCGGCAATGCCAGTACCCTGCGATTCGTTATTAAAAATCTGACCGTCACCCTGCTTAAGGATGGTTCCTTTGCCTGCGCCCTCAGTCTGAGCGTTATCCATGCTGGGAGCAACATAGTCGCGGGGGTGAAGCATATTTTCTGGAGCTTTTACGATATCGCCCATTTTAAACCTCTTGTTTCTCTTTTTGTCTTTCAACTTCTTCTTGCTGTCGTTGAAGTTCTCGCTTATAGGGAGGACTATCTTCGGACAGTTCATAAAACTTATCGTCTTCGTTGCTGTAATGCTTACAAAGAACGGCACCGTGTGCGTATATTTTAAATCCCGCCTTCTTTACAGAGTCGCAGAAATATACATCTTCACTGACTCCGGTAAGGAGGATATCGCCTTCTAGCTGTTCGTACTTCTGGGTAAACTTGAAATACGGTGGAGTTAGATGTTTAAACACTTCCATGTTAATCATCAAACAACCCGCACCACATTGGTCTACTTCGAACTCTTGATTAACGGTCCAATCAAGATAACTTCCCGGAAAGCCGTGCCTAAAAATTACAGGAGCAGCGGCTTTATTCTTGGTGCAATATATCCCGGTAGCTAGCATTACCCCATCATCTTTCATGGTCTCTAAAATACTTCCTAGAGCTAGAGGGGTATACTTGGGGCAGATAACATCATCATCAAGAAAGAACAGGTACTTAGCGTTCTGTTCTAAGGCTGTTTGTACGATAGCGTTACGAGCCTGATCTATAGGCCTTTTCTCCACCATAATCAAAGATTTTTTAGTGTGGAGGGGGAAATCCATTATATAGAAGCCTGCGGCCCATCGGGGATGAATCAATCTTCCGCCAAACGGAAGGCCTATTGCGATATCTGTTTCTGCCATAATCAACCTCAGTCTGATTATCCTATTAAGCCTGCTCCTAGAATGTTATCCAATCCTTCATTATCTATGTAAGGACGTTGATCTAAGAACGAGGATTCGTCTATTGGAATCTCATACCGTTCTTCTGGTATGTACTCCCTGTACGGGTTCTGCCAACTTTCGTTGAAAATCATGTCCCATTGGGACCGGCCCCGTTGATATTCGATCATATTTTTTCGTTCGGCTTCCATCTTTTTAAGCTCCTCCGGATTGGCCGGTGGAACTGGAAGAAAGAAAGTCTGGAAACTAATACAATCTGGTATGTCGTTTTTTGAGCTTTTAGTTACTGGTCGGATGAACTGTTCGATGAGCTTTTCTCTTTCTGGGAGAGTACTCGTAAACTTAATTCTTCCGTAAAGGACCAATGGGTAAAGCGCGGAGATTCTGTTTTTCTTTGCATCCTTGGATACATCAACAGGTCTCCAGTAAATTCTTCGGACGAGTTGCTTGACATACGCATCATCAGTTTTGTCGGCTTCTGCTTCGATAGTGGGGGAGAGGCTTCTTACACCTAATGAATCTTCGATGCTTATTACGTCTGGATGATGTTTTACTGCAAATCTTACAATAGCTTGTGCTGTGGAAACTGGATTGGGGAAGTTCTGGGCTATAAGGTCTATAATGTACCCTGTTCCCTTAGCATCCCATAGACATGCCGTACCAACGGACATATCATTATCTCTTTTTCCTTTACCGCCGTTTAGGTCCCATGTATGGGTGATTCTTCCGTAAAGTGGAAGGTCCATCCAGTTCACGGTGTTTTTCAGGATCATCTCCCTAGTAAACATCTGAGCGGTAGGAGGAGTTACATTCTGACGCATCTGCGTCTCGAAAGCCTCAGGATCGTCCTCATAGTTAACCAGTAAGGTATCGTATGTAAGGACTTTTGGCATGAGCAGATGTACGCCGTTAGGCCCTGCTTTCCTAAACCACAGATGCTTAGCAAGATTGTGGTTTGCCATGTCCATTTCGGCATCAGGCTTTATCGTCATTGCCGCGCCGATAAGAATCTCAACACCCTTGCCGGGGTTTGAAATCTTCTTTTCGCTTATTGAGAACTCTTCGGTGTGGGCTTCTCCAAGTTCTGACTTGGATATAATGTCCCCATAGAGATCAGCTTCATGATATCGCGTTCCGAGTAGGTTCGTGTAACCGAAGGTGCGAAGAATCTTGCGTGTGATTCCATAACGCTTCTTAACTCCAAGACAAATTTCATCAGTTCCGGAGTTACGTGTTTCAACTGCGTCGTCTGCATGGAATACTTCAAAGTGGAATCCGCTTACTGCCGAGGTTAACCCCCTCGACATGATGGTAGTTTCCCTGCGTTTAATCTGCATTCTCGCCCATGCGGGAGAGTTATAACTACCTGAGGGGCCTAAATCCTTCTCTTGAAGGCAGTGTTCCGGCCAGAAAAGGTTCATCAACGTGGGAGTTTCTTCTTTTATAATAAAGAAACCACGAGCTTCATCCACGATAGCAGCGGCAAGGTCATCTGCCGCGCTGAGCACCAAGATACGAATCTTAGGGTCTAAAAGCACCCATTGTATCACATCGAAGATACCCCAAGAAGACTTTAGGCTACCACGAGGGTATAAAATCAATCTTGTTTTAATCTTTGACTGATTGGCTACAGACTTAGTAGGGTCCTTCTTCACGAACATATCGATGATATGCTGGTGATTCTCCAAGGTCATCAGGTTCTCTGATATAGGAGTATCCGGACCACCAAAGGGATTGGCATCCCAGAGGAAAAGATTCAGGAAGTAGAGACTGCGGATAGTTCGATCTCGGACTACATCATAGAGAAAGTGACCTTTTAGACATTCTTCTTCTTGTAAGGTCTTCCAAAGTTCTCTATTATCGTCTAACGCTTTGTATAAATCCCAATCCGAGATTTTATCCCAATCGTCTATCGCATTTATATTCACTTACTTTACGATCTTCTTTACCGCATTCTTTACGGCTTCAGGAGACGCACCCTTTACCTTGAGCTTGAGCTTTACCTCAGGCTTACTTGGTTTTGCTTTTGCCACTACTAACCTTCTTTGGGAGTTTCTTCCCCTTACTGGCTTCATTCCATTCGTTCACATCCACACCTTGCTTTTCAAGTTGCTTCTTATGAATGTTGAAATATGCGGCCTGTGCTTTACTTTTGTACGGCATAACTACTAACCCAACTTCTCCACCAACCAAACTCGGGAGATATCATTACATCCCACCACCGGGAGCAGGAGCACCCGCCCCGCCAGCAGCCGGGGGAAGCTGTCCACCGAACTGACCTTGCATGTGTGCCAGCAATCCGTCACTATCGCCAACTCCATGAACTGAATCGGGAATAGGTTCGGATGGTTCTGGACCCATGTCTTGATCGAAGCTATGACGGATTACATGACTACCATCCTCACCATGCTCGATGTGAGTATGCTTGATGCGATGAGACTTCTTTTTGCTAGATTTCTTAGAAGACTTTTTACCGCTGCTAAGACTCTTTGAAAGACCGCTAGGACTCTTGGCCATAGGTAGTATCTCCTAACGTAAATGTTCCCGTGGTTGTGGTCGTACTTGCCGTACCAACTGAAGTCGTATAATACGAGTTCTGCGCACCAGCGAGTCCACTACAAATCGTGGACGAAGGATAATAATAATAAACAGTCTGATACGGGTAATAGTACGGGTAAGGATAAGGATAGTAGTACGGATAGGGATGCATATAATTATGTCTCCCACACTCCGAACAATATCCAGTCTTTTGCTTGATATCCTTCAACTCTTTTTCAAGAGTTTCGATCCGTTCCTTAAGCTGTTTTACTTCTCTGTTTGTCATTACTTACCCTTGACTTTCTTAAGGTTCGGGTTCGCAGCCTTCGCCTTAGCGGAAGCTTTCCGCGTAGAGCTAGCCAGAATAGCACCGGCATTCTTCGCGGGAATGCCTTCTTTCTTAGCGATTTTTTCTTTTACGGCCTCAAAACCGGGATGTTTACTTGCCATTTTTCTTTTTCCCGGCCAACTTTTCGGCCTTTTTCAAGAAATTTTTTGAGTGAAATTTAGCTTCTTGCGCTGGAGTTTCTTTAGCTTCTTCAGCTTTCTTGCTCATTTTTGTTGCCATATTAGCTCCTTTAAGCCTAGTATGTTACCCAAATGTATAGAACGGTTTTAGTGGCAGTAAGGCCTGTAACTGCAAAATCAGTCCAAGTCAAGATTGCATCACTGTAGGGGTTATCGTTCAAGATAGTTGTGTTAGCTGCTTGTGTACCCACAAGAATCGGGGCATAAAGAGCGGAACCGCCACGGGCAGAAGGCAAAGTTATAGTAACAGCCCCCGCGACACCCGCACTTCCGGTTCCGACCACAAGGATAAGCTTCTGTACTTTGATACCATTCGCAACGTTAGCAGCGGTTCGAAAAGATGTAATATCAGTATCGAGGACAATAGGCTGCGTTGTATAAGAATTTGCCATTACTTTAAGACCGCCGTCTTATTTATTATTTTTAGAGTTGCATCTGGAAATTCTAACCAGCATTTAGGATTTTTTACATTATCCGCATTGAGATCGTATACAGTACAACCTGCGCAATGCCAAACAACTTGTTCGAAACGTTGCTGGTTGTCTGGATTTCCGTCATCTATTGCCCATATAGGAGGATTGAAATCCTCTATATAGACCCTGTACATTACAGCAGTGACTTGATTTTTGCGATGCTGGCCGCGATATCGGCCTTGACAGCCGATTCAACCTTAGCCGCAGAAGCTTCAAGCTTCGCGACTTCAGCAAGAACATCGGCCTTAAGATTCGACAGACCAAAATGCTTCACTACGGCATAACCAACACCGCCAAGTGCAGCAAGAACAAGAATTGTAGTCATATTTATTACTCCTTCAGAGATTTTTCTGCGGCTTCTACTTTTGCTTTTGCCGATTGTATATCTTCTTCCGGAATTATTTTCAGTCCGGCATGAATTTCAGCATGACAATTAGAACAAAGTAAAACACACTTCTTTAGCTCTGATAAAATCTTCGCCCAACTTCTACATAATCCCTTATTACTGAGGCCAAAAGTTTTGGTCGAAGGGTCTATGTGATGTGCGTTTAACGCTCCTACGTAGGATGAATATCCACAAAAAATACACTTACCTCCAAGAACATTTACGATCTTTTTCCTAAGTTCTTGTCTACGTTCTGATACTTTACGTATTAGGTAGGCTTTTCGGTCTGAATATTTACGTACCGCCATAAGTTATGCTAGATTGGAATACTTGACCCCAATCTAGCATCTTTAATTACACCTTTTCGAGCAGGAATTCCTTCACGGTGACAGTATTCGCGGCATTCGAAGTGCCGAAAGTAAAGCTGGGAATAAACTGAAGGGAAGTAACGCTGAGAGATGCAATCGCAGTAGTAGCAGCCGCACCAGTAAACACGTTATTAACATCAGTGAAGAACCAGCCGTTAAGCTTGCTCGAAGTGCTGTCCCAGAGGAAATTGCTCTCTACGACGAAGTTGATAGTGGAGGCAGTGGTGATAGTGTAGGAAGCGGAAGCCGCAACCACGGTATCGTTACCGACTGTCGAACTGGTACCCTGATAGAGCTTGCAAACGAAGGTGCTGGATGCGCCAACGGTAACAAGACCGACCACACGAATACGGAATTGCTTTCCATCTACGCTTGAATTGACGTAGGTAGGAGAAGCGGCTTGGGGATTCCCAGACTGGAAATCAGGATCAAGCGCAAGATAAAGACCCGCACCAGCAGCAAATATCGGGGAAGGAAGGCCCTGATAAAGTGCAGAAGCAGCGGGAACAAGCAGAGTAGTTTCTGTGGTGGTAGTGATGCTCTGTGCGGGAAGCCCAGAAAATCCATTACTGGAATTTACATTAGCCATGAGAGTAGCCTCTTAAAGGTAGGATAGATTAATCGATAGATCAACCTCAGGATTTATTACGTTCCGGAACGTATTGATTCGGGGCATTGCGCCCCTGAAGATTTGCCCGATTGGTAAGCATCTTTTGCAGGTAGTACCTGCGATCTCACTCTCCCTCGGAGCCGGGGAAAACCCAACGCGAGTCGGGTTAAATTGTTGCAAGAGAACTAGCGTGACAGTTGTTTTTTCTGTTTATTTTTGAGTAAATATAGAAGTAACTGACACTTTCACTACTTGCTATTAAAGCCACTACACTTTGGATTTACTCAGGCTTTAAAATTATTGGGAGAACAAAACATACGAGGCCGGGATTGAATCGGCAACACATTGTCTATGACAATTCATCTATCCAGTTGATGTACTCGTAATGAACACTACCCAAACTTGGTGGGAGTTTCGGTTTTTACCCGATAGTCTTGAGGGACACTCCCGAAAATTATTCAAAAGAACAGGCAAAACAGAACTGAAAATGGGATTCGAACCCACGACCTTCCACGTATGAAGTGGATGCTCTACCGCTGAGCTATTTCGCCAAAGATGGCGGCGAAAGAAGTAACTGTTTTTATCGCTATTTGAATCCGCCGAAGCGGTTATAACTTAAGCAGCTATATCGGGCTGCTCCCGTTTGCAAAACGCTCAGAATCACCAAAACGGCCTGCGAAACTGTCCGAGAGAACTTGCGCTACAATACTGCCTAACCAACTAGGCGTAAGCCCCATAAATTTTGGGGGGCTTATTAGATTCGAACTAATGATGGAATTGTAACTATCGCTACTCGAAACTTAAATAGGAGAACACAAGATACAGGAATTAATCTTTCAGCACCCTTACGGGTTCCCTTTTCCGATACAGGAGAACAGACCTTACAACAGTCTGGTAGGAGTCGAACCTACATGCGGGAAGTAACAAATATATAGAAGTATTTCACATTCTTCTACGTCATATTTTCTCCTAGTATCTATTATACACCCAAAATCTGTGTTATGAGGTTTTCTTTCAAACTTTTTTCTTTTTTCCGCCTTAATAATTGAGAAGATTTCATTTTTTCGTGACTAAACAATCCGGTGTCCCAAGCATGTTGGCTGTTTTCACTTCGGGTAGCCCATTCTAAATTGCCTACGCAATTGTTAGTCTTGTCTCCGTCTTTGTGATTCACTGTGGGTTTTTTCTCAGGATTTGGTATAAAAGCTTCTGCTACGGCTACGTGAACGTACTTAGATTTTGATTTATTGTTTATGCTAATATTAAATCTTAGATATCCTAACGCAGTAGGAGGGGTTTTAAGCAATCGTTCATGGGTTTCACATATTCTCTTTATTCTTCCTTTATTTGATACTTGATAAAGATCAAGACTATTTTTAACTTGTCTCCATTCTTCAGCTTCCAGATTTTCTATTGTTTTCATCAATATATTTCTCAAAAGTAGTTTTTGTAAAAAGAGTATCAAACACGAAAGCCGCCATCATCCGTTCAATCCGTATTCCCGGTTGATCTATCCAAACTTTAAACATCTCTATTGCTTCTTCTTCGTTATCAAAACTTCTTCCAGAAAGTGGAATAGTACAGCCTGCCCAAACTACCACATAAAGATTTTTGGAAAAAGTATCTTGGTTGCGCATTAGCCTATGTCCTTCATCCACATCTTGGCGTCTTGCCAATACATACCAAACTGTTCCACCATCGCTTGAATCTTTGCATCATCGTATTCCTCTCCGGTAAGATCACCATATCCGTATTGTGTTCCCATGTGGTATTTGCCGTCTTTTTCAGTTAAAGCTATTAGAATGTAGCCCTTAACGTTTTCATACACAATAGGAAAAGGTTCTTGAGTTGGGTCTGTATCTAAAACTAGTTTCATATCAGGGTGTCTAACGCCCCCATTGCCGCTATCCTGCGGATTTGTTTCTTAAAGATCATCCCGTGTCCACGGTAAGGATGAAGATATAGGTGTATGGCTTCGTGGAGGACTGTTTGCTTGGTTAGAATGGAGTGATATAGGGCAGTAGCCCTGTCTACCACAATGCACCATTCCCCGTTTGGTTCCTGCCCTATGAGCCCGTACTCCCCCGGATCGAGCCAAAGCTCTCCGTGTGCTTCCAGTTCCTTCTGCCCATGCGCAGTTATCTTAAGAAGTGGGGCTGTATAAACTTTTGTCGGGGGAAGAAGACCGTCGAAGTATAGTAAGTTAGCTCTGTTAAAGTACTTAGTATATCTAGCTGAGAACTTGCACCCCCGGATATCCCGAGAAGCTACGTCCATTACTTCTTCTCTGTAGTCTTCTCCGGAGCAGGCGCATCCTTTTTAGGCATATCCTTAACCAACTTACCGTTAAAAGGGTTCTGGGGGTCCAGATGATACCCCGGATGGGCTTTGGCAATATCAATGTTTGCCGAAGAAAGCTCCTGCATAACCTGCTGATATTCCTTCAAAATCGATATCAAACCCTGCTTCTCAAGAGAACTAAGCTCTGGTTCTGCTGGTTTGGGGGTTGGTGCTGGTGCCTGCAATAATGCTGCTGCTAAGAGTAATGTAATCATTTTATATCCAAGAAATGGGATTTGCGCTTGCTAAGATACGAATCTTAGTGTAATTCTGCCTCAGAAACCAAGGAGCACCTTGGACTTCAGTTTGTAGCTGGGGGTGGAGGCCTGCTCCCCAGTTGGTTGAAATCATCGGCAAGTTTTGGAAAGTTTTGCCGGGAGTAAAAGTCTCTCCGTTAAAGTTCAGTCCTGTTACACTCCACGTTTCTCCATCCGTAAAGTACCTGAACTGCATAATATTCTCGCTGTACATGCTTGGAAGTCCGGGATCGAACCCCGTATCTACCCATCCCGTTCCGGTAGGATCGAATTGCCACATTCCATTCTTTGAGAAATTCTGCTGCGCTGACCCGTTAGCCTGATTCTTAATAGCTCCTGAGGCTCCGGATTTGACGGTAATCTTCAAATCCATCTCGTTTCTGGCCAGATGTGGGAAATCGTATTCGGATATCTTATACATGATATCCATTCCAAAATACGTACAATTCTGCGGAAAAGGATAATCATTCGATATCAACCCGCCTGCCATCTCTTTGCTGGCTGCGTTGATTATGTAAAGCCCTTCGGCAGTATTATAGCTCAAATAGTTATCAGGCTCTACGGAGTTTATACTTGGCCCATAATTACTATGCCATTGATCTTTCTGGCAGTCGTCGTACAGAATAAGATTAACAACTTCCATCAATTTCCTCTATTTTTAAGTTTTCAGGAGCCATTTGCTCCTCTACCGCTCTTTCGATATCTCTTATTTTTCCCACTCTTTTAAGTGTTTCGATCTTCAACCATGCTTGCATTTCAGGAGATTCTGCACATTTACGGAAAGCTTCCCGTTTATTTAGATGTTGATCTCGCCCGTCTCTGTGCTCTCCTCTAGCCCCGGAAGGGGGATGGATACACCGCACACCATTCTGTTTAGCATTCCGGTGCTGACCGCCTTTACCGCCAGTACAGAAAGTCTGGAAAACAAAGTCTTTAGCTGTTAGGGTCAAGACTGGTTTTGCACCATCGTTCGATATAGTTTTTGGCTTCATAACCAACCTCGTCCCGGCAAGAAAGGCAGGTTAGGGATTCCCGCGTCTCTGTCTAGCCGTACATTAATGATTTCTTCTCGGACCAGAGCGGAATCCTGTTCGTTACTAGGATCGGCTTTTCGCATGGTCCCGGTGCCTTCCCACTCGCATTTATGGATGAATAGCTCTTTAGCTTCGGTTTCCGTACCATAGAAAACAAACGTATAGTAGTAAGGAAAACTCATAATCCAATAATTTTTTTCAGGGGAGGGCTTGAATAGTGATAGTTCCACTCAGAAACCCCCAAAGACAATCTCTTGTCCCGAGATTTCTATTTATATACATTATACACTAAGTGTTTTGTTTTGTCAAGATTTTTGTAGCGGGTGGGGATTTGAACCCCGTGCCCTCCATGGACTAAGCGGATTCGAACCGCATCGAGGAGCTACCTCGGGTGAACCACACACCATACCCGCTACTTGGGACATTGTACAAGTTCCGCCTGCTGTCCCAAACTTTAGTTAAATCCAAGCATCTGCATTATGTGAGCAAAAATGGTAATGGCAAGACAGATTATTAAGGCCAACATCCACCAATCTGAGGCTTCCCGTCTCATTAGACCATCTTTCCACAGCATTTAGTACAGGATTTTGCTCCCTTATGATCCCCTATCGCCTCGTACTGATTCCCGCAGGTTTCGCAGGTAAGGATGGTAACGTTGAGTATTGCTTTCCTTCTTTGCATAGTGTTATGCACTTCAGTAAGGGAGATTGGATAGAAACTGTGGGCATCTACCCCACAATCGAAACTCAGACCGTAGGGAGCCAAAGCCGCGTGGGTATGCCCGTAGAGATGGTACCCGCCGCGATGAGATTGCTCCCATACCCTTAGAGCGAAGTGGTATAGATGGATCGAGGGGGTGTCCTTAGGATGCAAGATTTCCACATCACGGACCCCGATAAACCTATTCCTGAGTTCCTCATACGCCTTCATCGGCTTTTCGTGGTTCCCAAAAACATACACATGGTCCCCTTTTAGCCGGTCCATGATCCCCAAACAATCCTCTAAACTCTGTGTATTCCAGAACATATCCCCGACATGGTAGACAATATCCCCATCCTTGACGACCAGATTGTTCCTGCGGATTAGCTCCTCCCGCATGTGGGAGGTATCCTTGAAAGGCCGGTGACAGAACTTGATAATGTTCTCGTGGCCGTAATGTTCGTCTGCCGTAAACCAAATCATTTCTTTTTCTTTCGTCCCCCAACTCCCCATTTGTGGTTGATCTCGTAGTAATCTTGGGTGCTGTAAACCTCCAGTATCTTCCACATACCCTTCCAAGATCGGTCATTTTCGAGGGTAACCATCATTCCTTTTCGAAGAGATTTCTGGGTTCCGTTGAGCCAAGTCACCATTTTGTAGAATGGCTCTGGGTAAGTCTGGAGTTTAACTTGGGTCACTTTCATAGTTTATCAAAAGGATAATCCTCTTGCTCCTTTTTCTCGAAAGTCGCCCCAAACACAATCCCAAACCCCTCCATAATGGTCTTCATCCCCTGTATGACCTGTTCTTGTTCGGCAATCTTATCCTGTGCCTGTTTGAGTTCTTTTTCCACTTTCTGGAATTTTTCCTCAAGTTCGCCGTGTTTAAGTTTCCAATAAGCATGGGAAAGAGAAGAAGGATCGTGTCGTCCTATTATCATGCTATCCACACCGAATCTGGATTTTTTCTAAGTTCTTCTTCCCACCAGAGGTTAAAACACTCCTCACAGTACTCAAACTCCTTATCCTCCTCGGCAAACCAGTGAACCCCATCGGGATGGTATAGCTCGTAGGAATCAGACACAGGGGGAGACTCCAAACAAATCTGCTTACTGCACTTGTCACAAATCCACTCTATTCTAAGCATACTTACATTATACAGGAGTTAGGAGGTTTTGTCAAGAAGGGAAGAAGGGTTTTTCTCAATTTGAGAAATTTAAGCTACCACTTAACATTGTTAAGTACGGTCCCGAGAGTCACCTAATAATGTTAAGTCCGTATATGGGCGTATTTTGGTGTCTTTTAGGCGTAAATCGTTTGTTTTCAGGTAGATAAAGGAAAAAAGGAGTGTGGGGTGTCAAGTCAGTGAGATCACTGGCGCGACAGGCGAGGGGGCTTCGGCATACCCCCTAAGCTAAAAAAGGGTGGTAAGGTACCATCTCAGCCTATCTAAAGCACTCAAGGCACTCAACTTAGCTATCAGGCACCTTAAGACTCAGTAATCTCACATCCTAAGCTATCTATCTAGCCTATAACCTCACAATCTGGCCTAGACTAGCCTATTTGCTTGGGTTGCATCCTGCTAAGTCGTTTGTTATCAACACAATTTAGGAACATACATACTCAAATCGATCTCATCCTGCGAAAATCAGCCAAATTCGTATATCACTGAAGTCAAGTCATTGATTCTAAACAACTTACGTCCCCTAAAAAAGTTGCTGTGGAAAACCTGTGGAAATCTCCTTTAACATTTCGTCGCAATCGATTGATTCGACATGTACTTCGAACAAAACACTTGAAAATGTTTCTCGAATTCCGGTACTGTTTCCTCAGAATTTTTTCCGCTCCACCCTAGGGTGACGGCGTACCGATGTTTGAAAACTAGTGGGATGATAACAGGGGAGGATAAAACAGTGTATGTTCCACAATCCCTTGTACTTAGTCGTGGTTTGGGTTCTGATACCTGTAGTTCTCAAGAGTATCAGGAATCAAGCCAAGTGATAGATTCCCAAGAACTTAGTGATCTAATTCACTATGTTCTTACAGTCTATCGTGCTCAATGGGGAGTTATTCTCCCCTGTTAGCATCCCGCTAACTAACTGGTAAGTGCTACCTTACAGCACAAAGGAGACTCCTTTTATGTCACAGCAAAATCAATCGAATCAGCGTCGTACAATCGATGACGTAATGGCGGAACTGGAGCAAACCAAAGCTAAGCTTGCTGCCTTGGAAGAGCAACAGACTGCGAACATCACCGCTGATGTTCCGGACTTCGGCAAGGGTGCTTTAGCTCTCCGGAATGTGACGGGTAGAATGCCTTTGTCGTTGCATCCTGCCGGGGTTCCGAAGCTTATCAAAGCCGCACAAATTGCAGTTGAGGCTTTGAAAGACCCGAAAAAGGCTAACGCGTTGCGCATCGGGGCCTTTGCTTACGAATATGCATCGAAGGTTACAGGTTTCGATGACATACCCGAGCAAAAAAGCAAGTCAGCACCAAAGAGCCAAGCACGGCTAGCGTGGGAAGCAGCTTGGACAACGGGCAAGGACATGGCCACGAAAGACGTTATGCTCTACCCGAAAAATGAAAAGTGGGAATCACCCGAATCAGTTCTCAAGTCGATCAAGCCAATTACCATCGGCTGAAACAATCAAAACTCCAAAGCCTAGGCCCTCAAAGCCTAGGCTATTTTTTTTGCCTGTATACCCTATGTAGTATTCTACTTGATTATATCTGAGGTACAGTCGGCAAGGGATTTGTAGGGTGTGATCCGAGTCTACAGGACAGATTAGACGCACGGTAAAACGTTTTAGCTGCATTTCTACGGGTCCGAATGTAGGGTAGCACGTTCTAAAACGAGGTAAATCGATTTAGTTTAAATTTCTCAATCTGAGAACTTTAGCATGGTAATAGGGTAACGTGGTTACTGGTTACCCCGGCTGGTTACCTTGCCCTGCCTGCGCGGCCAGAGTCGTATAGCAAGCTGTGCCGTGCCAAATCATTCAGAGTGCAGTGCCATAATTATTTGCATTTGTGAAATGTGGAAAACGTTGTGGAAATCTTTTGTAAACGCTTCATAAACGTTTTGTTTTCAGTCGTTTACGATTTTTGTTGACATCGAAAAAAAATCGTGCTGTGATATCCGGAGCACGTTTCTTCGGACGGGAGCCGGAACAGCATGAAAATAAATCTGCGAGTTCATTGGGCCGATGGGATTGGGTCGCGCATGATCTGTGTTCCTCCCTTGCGGTTTGTGAATATGTGGTTGCCCATCCCTACTCAAGTTGCCAAGATGCATGGGCTTACCTATGAATACAGGAACGGTAAGCTCATTGAAATTCGTCCTGTAAAGGATGGAGGTTCGAATGTTTCGTAAGTGGGTGCAAGCAACGAACTTAGGCCACTGGACCTTGATTGGTTGGCTGGTTTATTACCTGCTGACCGCTGATGACATTCAGGCTTTGGTGATCTTCAAGGTTGCTGGTGGTATGGTTGTGTGGGTAGTAATCATGATGCTGTTTGCTTTTTCTGAATATTATTTCAGGAAACTGACAAACACGCTGTCTAAGGAGGATGCAGAATGACTTGCCGGTGTGGGTCTGGAAAGTTTCGTTATCCACTCTACGATGGTAACGGAATTTTCTGTGATTATGTCTGCGAGGACTGCGAGAGTAAGAAGAGATCGCAGTATCGCCCTGAGATTATGGATAGGCCGTATTCTCAGGATGATGTGGATGAGCCTATTGATCCGGATGATTGAGAGGGTGGCCAATGGACAGTAAGATTCTTCTAGCCAAAATCGACGGCTGGATAGAGAATCTGGCTAGCATGACCGATGCTGCTGCGCAGACTGAGTTGTTTAAAGCTTATCTGCGTACTAGCGCGGCATTCCATGAGTATTCATGGGGTAACCAGATACTTATCTGGATGCAACGTCCCGATGCTACGCGGGTTGCGGAATTTAATACTTGGAAGACTCTTAACCGGAATGTTAAGAAGGGTGCAAAGGGTATTTCTATCCTAGCCCCGTTGCTGGCTAAGATCAAGCCCGATGACCCAAACTATGACCCCAACGATCCTAAATCCAGCAGATTGTATGGGTTTCGGGCTGTGTACGTTTTCGACGTATCAGATACCGAGGGTGAGCCTTTGCCTGATCTTGATGTTAAGTATCGGGCTGATGGGGATGGTTCGATGATTGTAGCTGCTTTAGAATCAGCGGCTAAGGAGATTGGTGCTGATATTGAATATACAGACAATCTCCCCGAGGGTACCAAAGGTTCCTCCTCTTCGAACCACCAAATCAAGATTAGAAAATCCATGCTCAGCATGGAACAGGCTGGCACATTAGCCCATGAGTTAGCCCATGAGTTATTGCACCATCGCCATTTTAACCCGGAGAGACCGCCAAGCAAAGAACAGCGTGAACTTGAGGCCGAATCTGTAAGCTATATGGTTATGCAGTATTTCGGCGTTGAGCAGCCCTCCCAATTCTACCTTGCTGCGTGGAATGCTACAGCTACGCAGATTAAGGATTCTCTCCAAACAATTCGGGATACTGCCAAGCAAATCATTGACCACATCACAATGGAGGTTCTGGTATGATTCTGCCCGTTGACAAAGCCCTATGGAACGCTATTAAGCGTTTCCTAGATGACATGCAAGGTCCTGCGGCTACTCAGCTAAAGGACCGCATGGAACAGCAAGAACAAATCAACCGGATGTATAAGCTGGAGTTTAACGATGAATTGCGAAATGACCACTCGATTTGAGGCTTTTATGGCTGGCCAGAAGCAGGGTGCTGCGGGTTGTATTCTTGATCCGCAGCACATCCGGCGTGATCTTCTGGCCACTTATACGCTGGGATGGTCTGTAGGATTGGACTACTGGCGTAAAGATTCTCCACTTGTGGAAAAACCCGACTGGATGACAGTTGAGCAGTTTGGAGCGATTATAGCTATCTATTTTCGTTCCAGCACCATAGGTAATTTTGTCAGGATGTTTAACTCCGTCGAAAACTACGGCGATTACTGTGGTTTGGCATGGGCAGGAATGTTCTTGGGGATAGAGAAAGACGGCTATACCCATAGCTAAGGAGGAAGTAATGAAACCAATGGAACCAATCGTACTGAAGTCCATCGCAGAAGAGGCAGAGGATTGCCGGAAAGCCTTCCAACTCAGCGAGATAGGCGATCTGGTGAATTTCTGCCACCATGGGCGGATAATCGAGGCTCTAACTGAGCCTGCTGAAGTCCGCATTACCTACATCTTGGATAACAAACCTTTCTACGAACAGGCTGCACGTCTGCGGATGTTCCGTCCCGTCAAAGGTCTCCAGTTTATCGACTGGCGAGATCGGGATGTAATGCTGTCTTTGGCAACTATCTTTGCCGAAAAGACTACGGAAAAACAAACTGCTGAAAGAGAACGACAGTGGATGATTGTCGAGAAACTGACAAGTCAACTGTCTGGCCTCTACCGGGCCGGTAAGATGGTGCAGGACAGAATGCTGAAAGACTATCCATTCCGTCAACTATTCGGCGTAGACTGGCAGGATGATATTTTCTCAACCTTTGACTTTGTTAGGCAGGAGGGGGAGTAAGAATATCTAGCTAGGGGAGGACAACATGTTAGACGTTGTTCGGGATTACGTACAAGCAGCACCGTTGATAACAATAGGGCAGTTAACCTGCCTTGGTGTTATCGCTGTGGCAATCCTCTATGGATTTGGATTGCTTGAAACAATAGCCCAATGGACTAATGCCCGTTGGCCAAAATCCAAGCGGAATGACAAGATCATCCTGCCTACTGCTTGGAACTTCAACGTCAACAAGCATCCGGTTAATCGCAGATTGAGTGCCGACCATGGGCAAAACAACCTGCGTACTATCGGCCCTATCGATTGGGAAAAGATCGAAAGAAACGTGAGGCATTGATGGACACCGACATGCTCTCAACTGTCAATATAGGGGACAGGATTGAGTTTGGAGGCCGATGGCTGTTAGTCATTGGCATCCAGACTCATGCTCATCTATCTGGATGGCTTACTCTGGCCATCCAAGGGCAAACAAGGCCTTACAACTTTCCTGCTCATCGGGTGTTTTCTATCCGGAGGGCTGATGGAGGGAAAGAATGACTTACCGTGAGGCTGCTCAACTGGCATTGCAAGTGCAGGATGCCTCGAATCTTTCAGGTGTCGTCCATGATCTCCCCGAGGTTATGGACGCTATCTGGATAGAAGGGTACGGCAAAGGAACTGATTGGGTTAATCAGAATCCAATCGTCCGGCTGATACTTTACAAACTCTGTAGTTTGAATGGCCTTGCTGTTTCTGACTACGAGTCAAACATCGCAGATACCTTGGTTGGTGCTGTAGAACAAATCGCGAATGGAGAAATAGTGACCAGTGGAAACTAGAAGCATTATCCGCGCACATAACGGGGTCCACCGACCCATGAGGAAGGAAATTGCCTTCCACAACCATTCCAAACTGCGTCAGTCTAGCCTTCACCCTAGTCTGTACAGCATTGTACGTAATACCTCTGGTGAAGTCACGCTCACTGAGTACGTATCTCCGGAAGAGTATCACGCTCACCGGAATGAAGTTTTCGATGCCATAGCCCGCTACCATGCACACTTTGGTAAGCAGGAAGGATGCGAGTGCAAAACATGCCAGAAATAACCATCGAGCAACTCAATGCGGCTGAGCAATACCTGCGTGGTGCATATGCAGGAAAACCACTATTGCTCCTAGACTTGGAACAGAACATAGAGGCCAGCGGAATGGGCAGCATTGTATCCGCTGCTATGGCTGTATTCAAAGAAGATGGTCGAAATAGTGAGGAAGTATGGAAAATATTCCTCGTCCACACTCTGGCTTTGGGAATCATAGCGGGCATGAAGATGGGAGGGCCGAATGAAGCCTAAACCAGTTCTCACTATCCGCATGGGCAGTGCTGAAGTGCCGACCGTCAAAATCGGCAAGATGGATGCCAAGCACACGGCATATCCTGCTGAATACATTACCACTTACCGCGCCGGTCTGAAGCGTACCAACGTCAAGACCGTATGCAATTGCGGACAAACCATCCTCCAGCCGAATCCCAAGAATCTTTGCGAGACATGCTGGTGGAAACAGGAGGGACCAGCGTGAATAAGATGGTTGGATTGTATATCGTGCTGTTGCTGCTGCTGATTGTAGCCTGTACTCTGATGGCTATTCCAGCGCATCCAGCTACTCGCAAGTCTGATGCCGATGTTCTTGTAAGAGAGCATCTTGATGGGAGTTGGGAGATGTATCTGTTTGGCCCTCCCTGCCCCGGCAAACTCATATTCAAACAGCCTGAAGATCGGGATGATCCGATGAAGGTAATCTGCACACGGTAGCTTTTAGGGGCCGCTTAACTGTGGCCCCGCCGTCGATAGGATAATAGGTTCCTATCCTGAAAGAGCGCAACCAGAGGTTAAGCGCGAAACGGCATTTGGAGGAAAACATGGCAAATCGTGAATCAGAGCGCAACATCGTCAACGAGTGGGCTGAGAAGCAGCGTAAGGCCGGTAAAGACATATCGGCCAGTGACAGTGATCTTTTCTTTGCTATCAACTGCTTGGAAGACCTTCGACCCGATCAGGAAGCGCGAGTCAAGGAGATGCACTCTGAAATCCATCCGACTCATGCCACTCGTAACCCTGTTCATTGAGGCTCAAGGGGGGAAGGGGGGACTGGTTAAACGGTCCCCCCCCCCTTTGCCGTCCATAGAGTAATAGGTCTCTATGCTGAATAAGCGCGGCTTCAGAGATAGCCTAAGCGCGAAACGGTTAAGGGAGAAAAACATGGACAGGAAAGCACAATTGCTCGTTGTGGAGCGTTACTTCGATCAGCAGCAAACCGCAGGAAACACAATCAGCGGGCCGGACTGCGAAATCTACGTCAGTCTGGTATTCGGAGTGGAACTTTATCCGGCACAAACGGCCAGAGTTCTCGAAATGCAGGCTGCGCTCACGCCCCGGACTGCAAAGGAAACGGTCATCAAGCACGTTGCCAAGCAGCAAGCCGCAAAGAAGGTGATTGCGGATGCTCCGGTATCCGAGGAGGAGGGAAGCGCAATCTTGGAGAAGCTTTTCTCGGGTGAGACACTTACTCCCGAGGAGACGGCCAAGATCAACGCTTTGGAGTCGCAGTTCGAATCTGCACTCTCCGCAGCGTAACGGGTTCTCCCCGAATGGGGCTGGTTTATATAACAGCCCCATAACCTTTAACCCTTAACCTTAAAGGAGAAAACATGAAAACTTCCCGTGAAGTGGTCAACGATCAACCAATTCCCGATCTAGCTTCGGAAAACACCCCTCCTGACACCGAGGAAGCCAAGCTCGAAGCAGCGGAGCGTGAACTGCTCGGCAGTGCAGGAGAGGACTCCGAAGAAGATGAAATGGATGACGATACAATATCGGATATCCTCGATGGAGTAGATGACGATACCGACGATATCGGGTAATTTAAACCTTTCCTGCCTATAGACTCACTTCTATACTCCTCGCCCAATGAAATGCCCTAGAGTTTCCCGCTCTAGGGCATTTTCCATTTAGTGGAACTTTCCCGGCAAGATAAAACGTTTTACTTGATGCGGAGGCTGTCGATCACCCGTAGGGTAGCCAGAAGATCGTCGCGCCTGTTGAGCACGACTCCTGCCTTTTTACGGAGCACATCTAGAGTCGTGTCACACTCCGCTATTTTTTCTATTACCTCGTTGCGCAATAAAGCGAATGCCTGAGTTCTGTTTGCCAAAGGTGTCTCCTGAAGGATAAGGTTGGTACGGTCTGTCTAGAGCGACTCCCTAGAAGCATCTAGGCAGCTATGCCGATAAGCTTAGGCTCAAAGCACACATACCAACCCAGCCCTCTTTGCGTTAATCATTTAGACAGCTATGCCTTCCAGTTTCTCAAAATGAGAAATTTTAGCCGCGACTACTGTATCTACATAGTCTGTCAATGCCTCAATAACGCATTGATCTATAGTCTTGCCGGTTAGTTCTGCGTAGAGGTTGAGCTTTGCCAAGGTTTGGGCGAAGCCTGTTTGGGAAGCCTTCACCACTTGTAGAGACATGATTGGAGCATTGTGACACAGATCACATTGGTTGTCAAGGGGGTAGCATGGTCCGATGCCGTTTCGATTCTTTGAGGCTGCTTTCGAACGAAAAAAATTTTTCCGGGCATCTAAACCCTTCATATATATGATGTTATGGACGCCGTTCGAAGGGGGTTGACAACCTTGGTACAGGTGTGTCATGATGGACTTGCATCCCGAAGTATGGATGCGGAAAGGACAATATGAAGACCAGAACCCGAACGAAAGCGCAAGTTGAAGCGACTCCCCTAACTGAAAGCTTTGCGGGCTGGGCTAAACTGAATGCGACGAAACTTAGCGATGCAGAACAGCAAGTCGTGCAGCATGAGGTCAAAGCAGTACTCGAAGCCCGCAAAAGCGAAGCCAAGTCCAAGGAAGCTATTGGGCTGCATCTGCGTAACATGAAGGATATACTTGAACCGAAGAGAATTTTTGTTTCTTCGATTAAGTACTTCTTCAAGTGGTCGAGGGCTACTGCCTATCGATACATGGACCTTGCGGAAGTTGCGGAAAGCATCTTGCCCGGTCCTGTATTTGAAGCAGCGATTGAGCGTGGTACTCCAATCCGTAAGGAAGTAATTGCGCAAAATCCTCCACCCAATACGACCAATCCTCAGAAAATTTCTGAGTATCTGACGAAGTTGGAGGAGATGCCGATTCGCAGACCGCAAGCTGCCCTTGAAACTAATCCTGAAATATTGGCAAAGGAAGTAGTTAACTTTGCCGGTATCCGTATGGATCGGTTAAAGGCTTCCGGTAAGGATGCAAGATTCATGCAGTCATGGACTCTCAACGTGGTGGGTATGTTTCTCACTAAGCTGGGGATTGCGGCAGAGCTTAAGGTGGCTCCGGTTGCTATACCTGAGAGTTTCGTGGTTCATCGTGGTGCTCCTCGCAAGGACACTGAAACCAAAGTCGCAGCTTAACCTGTCTAGGACAGCAATCCTAGGGGCAACAAAGACCCCCAACAGTTAACCGACTGGTTTGGGGGTTTTTTGTCGAAAACAGTTGTTCGAACAACAATCGGGCATGTTGTTGAAAACAAACGACTTCGACGCCGACTTGACAGCGGCGTTTTTTTGTGCTGTGATAGATGCAACGGTTCGACAGCAGCCGGGGAGATAAGAATGGCATTGAAGCAGATCACATTACCGGATTTCCTAACCGAAGCGCAGATTAAGCGGTGTGTATTGCTATGGAAGCAGTACAACAAGGAGAAAAAATCTCTGAACTCCTACGCTAGAACAATCTGCCATGAAATAATCCAACCAAACATCAAAGAGATTAACCGTAAGCTAGGACAAAAGAACGATCCTATGTACCTTGCTTACGCTATAGAGTATGTGATGATGAGAGGTAATCTATGAGCCTTGCCAACATCAAACGTAAACTCAGCATTGGGCAGGCTGTAGAAATGGTCTACCACGATTGGTCACCAGATAAAAAGCCTTTGCCTAAAGTGTCTGGAATCAGAATAGTAACAAGAGTCCAGACTAACGCCGTACAGTTTTCAGGTGGTAGCTGGCTTCGCTTCCCATCGGCTAAGCAGATTCGTGAGACTCCGAATGGTTTTGAAGTGTCCCTAACTCCTGATTTCTCTCAAGTCATGAGGTATGAATGGCGATGATAACTATAACCACTGTAAACAGTGTTTACGTTATTGATCCTGTTAACAAGACGTGGAATAGGGTGAAAAACCACGGAGATCAACATCCTACTGCTCCTCTGCGCACGGAGGATGGTACTTACGATTATCTTGAACCAATGGTCGTAGGTGAGCCAATGATCCTTACTGCCCCTCCGTTGAACCCCTGTGCTAAGTTTCGTATGATTAGAACTAGTCCGATTGTTAGTATCGTGAAGGAGGTAAATTGAGCGTAACTGTAACAATGCAGAACATTTCTGACCCTACTGCTCCTAAGTTCCAAGTAGGAACTTTCGCTTGGGTAAGATTCGACTTCTTGCAGCTTCAGGTAGCAGGAGGTACGGAACCAATCGTATATTGGGATTCTAACCAAAAGGGCTGGGTAGTATCATCGGATGGCTCAGTTTGGGAGAATGTTGTAATAGGTGGACCACTGTGAAAAGTAAGGCTTGGCGAGTTATACCGGGCAGAGTTTATAAATACAATCCGGTAGGTTGGGATATCTTAGACCCAAAGACTTCGCTCAAACCGGGTGATCTGGTTAGGGTAAAGAATAAAATTCTACGCCAACATGCTCAGAACCAGAGCAAATTCTGATGGTACGTTAACTCGCACTGAGGAGGAACCTCTCTATTGATTCCTGAAACCAAATATCGCGTGGTGAGGTATTACCAGAACAGGTCCATGAATATGGTTCTATTCAGGGATGAGAATTTGGCTAATGCCCATAAATGGTGTCGTGATCCTGAATCAAGCTCTGATACTTGCAAGCTTGGTTTTAACCGCAACCATACAGCCGTCCATGGACCTTGGTTCGATGGATATGAAGAGGAAAAATATGAAGGGGGTAATAAACAGTGAGTTCATCCACAGACTCGCCGGATACGTCGAAGCAAAAATCGAAACCTTCGCCAACGCGAACAATCTCGCTCCTCAACTCGTTGCCCAGAGGGTGGCAGAACTACTATCACCGGAGGGGTTCGGGAGTGAGGATAGAGTGTCCGGTGTGCGGGAAGACTCCACCAGACTACGTGAAGTCGTGGGGAGGGCGGTGGAAGTGGGTAAACGTTCACCAGACCGTAAGACACGGGGTCCCTACAAACGTAGAGAAAAGATTTCCGGGGTAGAGGATAAGGGCAAGTCTTTTACCATGAGTGCCGAAGCTCGGAAGCGTATCTCCGATGCTCGGCGCAAATGGTGGGCTAGCCGTACCCCGGAACAGCGGGCTAAGCAGGTAGCGGCCTCAACTTCTGGTGTAAGAAAAGCTAAGGCTAAAACGGCCAAACTTCTGAGGACAAAATGACCAATTTTGCTGAAGGATTAACACCAACGTCTACCCCGGAACAAGTCCAAGCCGCATGGATTGCGGCTTTGGAATCCGGAGAATTCGAGCAGGGCAAGAGTCGTCTGCGCGAAAGAGGCGAAACCAAAGATACGTTCTGCTGCCTAGGAGTGGTAGCGGAACTTGCTGTATCAGCGGGGGTTATTCCTGTTCCTGCTGTCCCGGTTTACGTAGGTGAGGGTTACAACTACACAGACAGTAAGAGTTGGAACTCTACGGGCGTGTTGAATGGCACCCTACGGGAATGGGTTGGATTGAGTACTGCTAATGGTGGATTTCAAACCCCGCCAGACGTAACCGGAATGGTTCATTGGAGATCATTGACGGAGCTAAATGATGCGAAGAACTACACATTCAAACAGATCGCGGAAGTTATCCGCAGCAGACCGAAAGGATTATTCATCGATGGACAGAGCACTGAAACAACCCAACGTGTGGATGAGTCCCCCTCCGGAGAAGTGTGATATCCGAGGGGAACCTATCATCGATGTGTTTATCGATGGTAGAAACCAGATAAACGGTAAGTGGGGATGTATGTGTCCTGCTTGCTTTGAGTCGTATGGTTATGGCCTAGGTACTGGTTTGGGCCAGAGATATGAAAAGCAGGGGGATTTATGGGTCAAAACCGAAGGCTAATCAATGATCGTGATATTATCAACCAAGTTATGGAACTTGCTTACCTCACTAACAACTGGCAGAAGAGTGATGTGAGGGAAGAGGTTGATAACTTCCACAAACTGGAAGATGCTGCGAAAAACTTCCATAACATGCTCAAGAGGTACAAGCAGCAACAAGGATTGTCGTGATAATCGACGGTAATGATCCAAATCTGAACTTCTGGATAGGCTGGCTTATTGGCCTAGCAACGGCCTTTTTCTGTACTTGGCAGTGGCGCAGACGTAAGAGGGGAGGGAAGTGAATGAATGAATTAGACATAGAAGCTGACAAACTAAGAAGGGATTGGTTTGCCAGAAAACACGCAAAGCAAGTGGCTGTATGTCCTTGGGAATTAATACCGGAACGTATCAAACAAAACTGGAGAATCTTAGCCTTGGGCGGATTTTTCGAGAAAGGATTTACCGATGAAAGTATTAACAGAGGAAGACCTCGAAAAGGGCAGAGAGTACCGAGAAAATTGGTACAAGTCAAGGAATCTAGAGATGATTCACTCTTGGTATATAATCTCTGAAACCAGCAAGCAGGGATGGGCGAGAGAGGCTTTGAGGCAGAAATGAAACAGGCCCAGATAGGGGAGGGGAGAGATGAGCCAGATACCGGAAGATGACATTGAATGGCCTGCACCAAAAGTGACGACGCTGGATTTGCATGTTAAATGCCGTGAACGCATCGCTGCTCTACAGGCAGACAATGAGCGGCTTCAGCAGGAAGCAGCCGATGACACACTGGCGTTCAATCATGCGAATGAAGTGATTGGGAAGCTACAGGCAGAACTCGATGCGCTCAGGCAGAAGGAGAAAGAAACTCAAGCCAAGCTAACCCATTCTGCTCTTGACTGTCTGTCATTAGACACTGAGAACACTAGACTCAATGAGCTAATAGAGCGGCTGAAGGCTCCGGTGAGCGATGAGGAGTGGAACCGCAATGTAAGCGCATCGCATTCTTATCTGCAAATCGTAAATCGAATCATCGCTGCACGGGTCGCACAGGGCACACAGGAGAAGTCATGGAGACAGAAATGAAGCAGACACAAGTACTTCTTAATTTGGACGAGCTATATGCTCTCACAATTGCTTTGGTTAACGATCCTACCAGACCCACTATATCCGGTGGGTCTGATGAGGATAAGAACAAATACCTAGACTTGCTTGCCAAGCTACAAGAGCATCGCAAGGAATTGGAGGCTGCATAATGTTCTGGTTTAGGACTTTGTTGTTTTTCGCGGTCTCAATGATTTTTATGTTTTTGTTTATGTTATTTACTTTAATTTGGGATTTCGGTATATACCCTTGGGAGGCTATGATCTGGAAAACACTTCTATCTGGATTTGTCATATCTTTGCTGATGATTTTCGTAACATTGATTTTCGAAAACATCGCAAAAGATTGATTCGAAACGAGTTAAACGCCGATTTGACAAAAAATTTTTTCCGTGTTGTAATCGTTCGAACCGGAGGCGATTCGTGTTTAGACAGGTTTGGAACCGCATCAAGAACTGGAAGCGAGACAAACAAGTTCTCACTCACCAAGAATTCGTGTTGTTGATGCGCAAGTTACAAATTGGTACTGGCGATGAAAAGCAGATTCATACTCAATCTCGGGAACAGGGAAAAGGCTTTCAAGGAGGGGGATGCTCTCTATAGCCACATGAAGGCGTGTCATAACGGCGAGTTTGATCCGGAATGCCCTGCTTGTCAGGAATTAAAGACGAGAATGGAGGAGGAAATTGACAAAGACAAAGGTAGCAGCGAACAGCCTTGAGGAAGTAGTAGGCGCAGGAACATTTGTGGTCATTCTAAGTGCGATCATATTTGTTATCTGCGTGTTGTTTTGAGGAGTGGACATGAGATTATTTCATCTCCTAATCCACTATACCATTCAATCCCTGCAAACGTTTGCAGCTTTCCAGTTGCGAATGTAGCAACAACCTTTAGGGGGAAACATGGAATTCAGACAGATAGTAGGACATGCGCTGTCCTCTCTCGCGGCAGACCACACAGAACTTGGCGGGATTGGATTGTCAACCATCAGGGAGAAGATCACCACAACCCTCTTATCGGACCCCGATTTGAGAAATGTTTTTATCACCATGGCGTTGCTGGCTACTCATGAAATGTCCAACAACGTCCACAAGCTGGGATTTTTCAAGGACAAATTCGAGGACTGGGAAAAGCTTGAAGAAAACGAGAGAAGAAAAGTTCTCAGCGAATTCTCTGCCCAGATAAAACCCGATGCAGTTAAGGATATGGTGGAACTCATCATGCTCGGGGTTACCATTACCGGGGCGTTGGTAGCGGAAAAAATCAATCCCAAGATGCTTGCCCAAATTATTAGCGGAGATGGAGATAGCCACGAGCAGGAAATTAGCTCTGTGGTGGGTGCAGTAATGCACGATCTTGACAGAGGCAAAGGGATATGCGAGAAGTGCGGAAATCTCAGCAATCTCAAGGCTATGGGTCCTAATGGCGAAGAGGTTTGCCAGAAGTGCTTTTTACAGGACCAATCCGGCGCAACCAATGCTTTTAATGCCTCGGCTAAGAAATTGTTTGGTGACAGATTTGTTGTGAGCAACTTTAGGGGTGTCGCGGTCCCTAAGGACCTTAAGACTAAGCAAGAGATCGATGCTTACATCGAAAACCACATCAAGCAAGACCTCAAGAAGGAAGACATTTCAAAGTTCAACTAGGAGGTTTGATGTTCCAAACAATCTACGATGACAACCATGACTTGGACCCCAGAGTTACATGGGTAACATCTAGCCACAGGTACAAGGAAACATGGTTGCGAACCCATGGGTTTCACTTGAACTATAGCAAAATCCCGAACTACTATGATCTTCCCAATCATGTTCGGGATAAGTGGGACGAGGAAAACCGGGCTTAGGCCCCATAACCAGAAAGGAAAGCTATGCCAAAAGTGAAGAAAGTGAAGAAAGAGAGAATGCAGAAAGCCCTTGCCATGGTACAACGGTTATATCCCGGTGTAACCAAGGTGGTTGACGGAGATGATGATATCCACATCGATGTTACCGGCAAAGACAACTCCTCAGCGGCAGTTCGTAATCACAAAGACTGTGCGCTGGCTGTAGCCTGCAAACGAGGAATGAGTCTTGACGGTGCCATCGTTGCACGTAGCGTTGCCTACCTCGTCAAGGGTACTAAGGCAACCCGGTATATCATGCCCCCTTCTGTATCAAAGGAGATCGTAGCCTTTGATCGTGGAGGCAAGTTTGCTGCGGGGTCTTACGCTTTAAAGGCTCCGACTTCTACCGCGAGGTTGGGAAGAAACCGTGGCAATGCTCCTCTCCTGAGCGGAGTTAACAACGGCAATCTCTCCAAGCGTTTCCGTCACGTTACGACTGATATCCGCTCCAATCTGATGAGCAGGGATGTAGTCTAGTTTTGTGTAATTTTTTCCCCTACCCCCACTGGCTAAACTGAGCGGGCCGGTGGGGGTATTTTTTTATTCAAACGTCCTGTGGAAAAAATTTTTGTAAACGTTTTATGTCGTTGAAAAAATTGGAGTTACGATTTTTGTTGACACGACTCGAATTCGGCGCTATTGTCGTAAAACGAAGGAAATCGGGGCGTTAGGGGGTTTGATGGTACACACAATCTACCGAATCTATGTGAAAGGGCAAATTCGGGGTATGGTGAGTGATGATTACATCAAGCACTATGAGACCAATGTAAAACCGGCCACATACGAAGCAGCCCGATCTCTGGTAGACAGTGATTTTATCCGGGTAACTGAACTCCACTGTGAGGAAATTACCACAACCACAACGCTTCTCCATCTTGAGAGGGAAAATGACTAAAACCCATAGAGCCTCTACTCCGAAGTTAGCTCATTCGGAACGTGAAGCTAAGCTGATAGAGGGGATTAACCCCAAAGCTAAACCATCCGGCGCAGGCTGTAAAGAGTGCTTGGAAATCAAGGGATGGTGGATGCACCTTAACCGCTGTGCGGAGTGTGGTCACGTGGGATGCTGCGATAACTCCCCAAATCGGCACTCCCGTCAACATTTCCACGAAACCAAACATCCTATTATCCAGCGGTATGAGCCGGGTGAGGATTGGTTCTACGACTGGAGAACGGATCAGATGCGGGAGGATATCAACGTTCAGTTGGCTGCTCCCACTCATCATCCTTTAAACCAGCCCGTACCGGGCGGATATCTACCGGAGGAGCAATGAACCGCAGAATCGTTTTCTCAGCATTGGTAATGGGATTCGGTGCTTATCTCATTATCGATAACGAGCTTAACCCCATGTACGGAATAGCTGTTGCCGTAATAGCTGCCATTCCGTATCTGCGCCATCTGGAGGGTTAATGCTGGAGTTTGTCGAAGAAAAAAACGACTGTCAGGTCAAGGTAGGGTCTTTTACCTATCTCGATAAAACCCAAAAGCTTGTGACCGCCGATTTCTTTATCAACACTTGCATAGACGATCAGAGCAAGCGGGTATCTGATTACAACGAGCAGTTAACCGATGAGTGGGACCGTTTGTTTAACGAGGGTTTTACTCAGATCGCTTACAACGAGATCAGCCCAAGTCCAATTTTCTGAAGGGAGAAACAATGAAGGAAAAGAACATCGTAGACCGCTGGATTAATCAGGTTATGTTGAGCCTTATTCCAGTGGTCATCCTCATTGGAATCCATCTACTGGAGAAGCGATGAGATACAAAGTATCGTATTCCACTTCCCGGAGGACGGAATCAACCGTCTTAGATACTCCCCAACAAGTCGAGGAGTTTCTTAGATCAACCAATAACGAAACTCTCAGCATTGCCATATCCAAGGAAGAGGGGGTGAACTCGGTTGCACAGGAAAAAACAAACCCTCAGAATCCGGGTAGTCCGTCACGTCAGTAAGCGGCGTATGGAGTATACCTTCATGTGCGGGGGAGTAAGTCTGATAATTTTTATTGTTTGGAGGGTTGAAATCTGCAAGTTCTTTGCGGAGGTCATAACTGTCCCGGCAATCGAGTCCCTTCTCTCCCGCGTTAACGAAATCGACTAACCTTATGCCTCGGAGGTTGACAAATCTCCGGGGCTAAGTTATTATGTATCAAGGAGATAACATGGAGAAATCTACTGCCAGAAAGTTGGAAGCTTTTGCTAAGTTCATTGAAAAGCTTCCTCGCAAAGTTATAAACATGGAATCTTGGGCGAATATAAAGATAAAAAACAGAACAGACCTTGACCCCGTAGTCTGTAAAGCAGATGTGCTTGAGCCGAAAGGCAATGCTTGTGGAACTGCTTGTTGTCTTGCCGGATGGGAAGTGCTAAGGCGGGGGTACTGCCTTGATGATTCTGGCAATGTATATAAGAAGAACCGCAGCATTAGATCGTCTGCCGCTAACTTTGCAAGAGAGAGTCTTGGCCTATCTTCTGGAGAGGCTAGTAAACTCTTTTTTCGTGATAGATGGCCGGGTTATTCTAGAGGGTATTACGACTTCGAAACAGGACGCTGGGAGCATTCCTCTCCAAGTAAGTTCAAGGGTACCCCTAAGGGCGCAGCAGCACGGATTCGCCATCTCATCAAGACAGGAGAATAACATGAAGCAGAAACCGAACAAGCAGAGCAATCCTCTGGGCCTTAGCAAAAAGACAATCTCCGAACTCAGGAAACTGGCAAAGTTCATGGAGAAGGTATCTGGTTTCCAGTTCAACATGAGTAACTGGTTCCAAAGCGATAAGTGGTATGGTGAAGAACCACAAGGTAGAATTTGCGAAACCGAAATGAAGAAGGAGGAGAAAGGAGAATTCTGTGGGACTGCTTGTTGTCTCGCGGGTTGGCAGATCATGCGAATAGGGTACTGTGTTGACCCGAAGCAAAATGTTTACAAGTCCGCACGGTCTAAGAAGGTTTTAGGCCATGTTTCTGAAGTAGCGGAGAAGACTCTTGGTCTGGAGACCGATGAGGCCAATTTGCTATTTCTCCCCGGCCAATGGCCTGCGCAGTACAACACGAGAGACCCCAAAGATGCGGCAAAGAGAATCATTCACTTTATCGAGCATGGAATATGATTGGGTTTGATCCTCTATGTTTGAACTGTGGCCACCGCTACAGTCTTCACACTGCTGATTTTCACTGCATACAAAATCCGGGGGGAACCCCGGAGGTTGTATTGCCTACTACTTTTCTTAGGGACTCTCCTCTCGAAGAGGCTCCGGTTATAGACCTTGCGGAAGGAGATGTAGGGGGTTAAGATGTTTAGCGCACCTAAGTATTTACGAAGTAGAAAAGGCAGAAAAGCTTCGGACCCTCAGCTTGGTTCTCAGGGTCCGAAGGGCCTTTATTTAGCTCCACGTAAAACTAAGCTACACACTGATACATTTAAATGTTGGGGATGTAGACAAAATCCGCCTAAGCATGGACAGTGCTTTTCCCACTTCTGTACCTGCGAGTGCCGTAAGGCGAATCTCGTCTGAAAAAATTTTTCCGCTCAGAACTTGACAACCACTAACCGCTGTGATATGATGGAGTTAAGATGGACACCGACATGCAGTTTCGGTTCATTTGTGCTCATCTACACGCAGGAAATCTTTTCGTCTTAGGAAAGGTGGATGACGAAGGTTCTGTTGTGTTATGGAGCAGATCAAACAAAACCCATACCAGAGAGGAAGCAGAGCAAGTGGGGAAATCGTTAGCTGCCCAATATGGCTGTCCTTTCGGGTGTACTGATCCGTGGGAATTATCTGGATCAACAACATATCAACCAGAAGGGAATGTTTGTGACGTTAATTAGTATGATCCCAGAAAAATTAACCCGTAGGTGGTAACCCTATGTGTGGCTGTGGTCAACCTGATTGTGATTTATCCATTCCTGAAGTCAGGGATTGGAGTAAAGGTGTAAGAGGAAAGTACGCAATGCCGAAAAAAGACACTGAGAAGCAATATCGCTTTGTTTCAGGCAGCGATGATGTGGATTATATCCGCATCGTCCGTGAAGCCCCTCAGGGGACTCCCTTTATTCTGGTGGAGGAGAAAACCAGAAACAACAAGCCTCGAAGCTGGGTACTATTTGTCCACACAAAAATCCTCAAGAGTGCTGCTCTGAAGGATAAGAGGTTGGGCTTTGAACCCAACAAGGAAAAGAATAAACTGGGTGGACAGTGGGGTGAAGAAATACAGATCAACGGCACGACAATTTCCGACTATCGGTATATCAAAGGTGTCGGTAAAGCCCATGGTCTGCTTAAGCACCAGATAGACGCAATCCGTAACCACAATCGTCGTAAGGTGGATAGGGAGAAGCGAAACACCCTGACCGAGGTTCAGTACCTATAATCAATCGGGCCTGTAGCTCAACGGTTAGAGCGAAGCACTCATAATGCTTTGGTTCTAGGTTCAAATCCTAGCAGGCCCACAAAAAAGGGAGATTTATGGGACATGGATAGTCCTTGCTGTGGGGCTTATCTTGTGGAAGGTATGTCCAATTGGTCCTGCCCGAACTGTAGGCAGACTTATCCATTTGGGTACTTTGCCGCTATACGTAGACGAGAACAGGAGCAAAATGAACAAGGAGGAGAAGCAGGAGATTTCCAGAAAGTGGAGAAAGTGCTGGCGGAAAGAACCTTACAGCAAAAGAAAAGCAGATAACGTAGTATTCAATATGATCTACAGGGGAAAGGCGAAGGGGAATGAGCTATATGCTTACCTTTGCGAGTATTGTCAGAAGTACCATGTTGGAAGGAGATGACTGTGCTAACTGAGAAACAAAAAATACGCAGGCAATGGGTGCGGGCACTAAGAAGTGGGAAGTATAAGCAAGGCAGAAGATATCTGAGGAAAGAAATATCTGGCGAAGATAGGTTTTGCTGCCTTGGAGTATTGTGCGAACTGGCTGTCAAAGCTAAGGTAATTCCGGAACCTAATAAGGTGGGTAGTGGTTATAGGTATAAGTACGAAGGAGAAGCACATACACTTCCTTTGCGTATTCAAAAGTGGGCGGGACTCACAGATGAGGTAGGATCGTTTAAGAATAAAAAGAACGGTTTCACGTCTTTAGTATTCAAAAACGATTCTTACAAGTTTGACTTCCAGCAGATTGCTGATATCATTGAATCAGAACCCGAGGGATTATTCGAGGAGGATAAATGACACCGCAAGAAGTACGCAAGATATGGGCGGATGCTCTTAGGAGTGGAAACTACAAACAAGCTTACGGCAAACTGTGCCGCATATATGACAATATCAAACACTATTGCTGCCTCGGAGTATTGACCGATATTGCTTTAAAAGAGGGGGTTATATCGGAATTCTACGAGGGCGATACCGATAACGGAAAAGTTCTGTCAAGAAAAGTTCAAGAATGGGCAGGACTCTGTGCGAGAAATGGACAGTACGGTGGTGTCAGCATCAACTGTCTTTCTTCTTTGAACGATGGTGGGCACACGTTTGAGTATATAGCTGACGTGATCGAAAATCCACCAGATCGGCTTTTTTGTGACCCACCAGCAACCTCTGTGGAATCAACAATTTCCGAGGGGGCTTGACAAAAATTTTTTGGTGCGATACATTTGAACTGTCGGCAAAAGCCGCAAAGGAGAAATGAATGGCCGTTCAATGGCATCCTGAATCTGGCGTAGTCCGTACTCGTCATGGGTATGCGGCTCCTCCGGAGAAAATTATCACTCTTCCAGAAATCAGTGGTCGTAGTGAGGCAACTGATGTTACGGAACTTGCCGCAGATATCGCGGTTAATGGTCAACTTCAGCCAGCTATCTGCTGGAAGAACGAGCACGGTTTCCCTGTGCTTCTTGCTGGTCACCGTAGGTATCGTGCCATAGCAACCATCAACAAAGGCAAGCGGGAAGAGAACCGTCTTCAGCTTGAATTTATCTACAACGAGTCGAAGACTGAGGAAGAGGCTTTCGACTACACAATCCGCGAAAACCGCAACCGTATGGAACCTACGCCTATGGACGATGCATACAATATGCACGTCTATCAGACCCGGTTCAATCTGAGTGTGGAGCAGATTGCGAAAAAGTATTTTCCCGGTATCAAGGGAGAAGATATCAAGAAGGCTGTAAAGAAGGTGGAAGATACCTTGCAGCTTCTTGAACTTTCCGAGGACCTTAAGGAAAAGCTTCAGACGGGTGATCTTCCTACGTCTGCCGCACAACAGCTTGCCAGCATTCCTTCCCGCTTGACTCAGGAGAAGGTGGCGAAGATTGCAGAGAACTACTCGAAGAAGACTAATCCCAAAACAGGGAACAAGACCCTTCAGGTAGAGGCGGTCAAGCAAGCCAAGGCTGAAGTGACTGGGAAAACCCGGACTCCTATCTCTGAGAACACTCCTGCGAAGCTGCTTGAGAAGTTCAAGAAGATGGCAGAGATCGCTTCTGCTCTGTCCTACGAGACCCTAGCTCTGAATGGCAAGTTCAAGGTACATGGTGACAAACTGGTCGCTCTTGAATACGCCGAACAGATCGCGGTAATGTGTTACCATCTCAAGGTATCACAGGATACTCAACTCAAGAACTGGGCTGAGGATCACAAGGACCTACCGACTGTGCTTACAGGCGAAGCACAAAACATCGCAGTAGTAGCCTAAACCCGTGCCGCTGAAGCAACTATGCCCCCGGTGAGAAGCTGGGGGCTAGTTCTTTGTGCCTGAATCCCGCTTTAACAATCTGATTGTGTCTTGGAGAGCATCGAGATATCCTTTGGCATACTCCTTTTGTGCCTCTGGAAGTGTAATCATTTTGGTCTGAAGTTCTAAGATGCGGTATTCTATTTTTTCTATTTCATTCACTGCTGCTATCTTCTTTCTTTTCTTTAGTTTCTATCGATTTCTTCATGGCTTGCTCTACCAATTTTTCCTTGTCGGTTTTGCGCTTAGGAGTCTTGCGCATAGGTAGAACTTTGATCGACAGTTCCATGGCCTGAAGCTTCTCCGGAGTGCTGGCATCTTCCCCCTCAAAAATTTCTGCTAAGGCCTGTAATAGCCTGTTGGGAAAACTCTGCCCCGGCTTGCCGGTACGCTTCTTGCGCTTGGCAGGGTCCTTTTCCCCGATCTTTTCTTTCCAATCAGGTTTTTCTTGTGTTTCGTTTTCTGGCATTTCCCCTCTCTCATACTCTCTTCCTATAATCTGTTAGGTCGTTCGCTATCGCTCTCTCCCGGCGATATCGTCGTTTACCTCGGAAGCCTCGGTAAGCCTCTAACTTCTGTGAGTGAATCTCCCTTGCTGCGTTTTTATCTATGTATTAGGGGGTTGACAAAGTATAGAATAATACGTATTATAAGAAGCTCGTAGTTGGACCTGAGCGAATAGCGAAGGTTCCCTTAAGACCGTTAGCTCCTTATATTCTTGCTTATGCTTTTATAGTACCATATATTTATTAGAAAGTCAATACATAAATGAAACCATGGAAAAATTATTCTGCTATTAAAGTCGATTGTCCTGTGTGTGCCGCCAAAGTTGGTCAGCGTTGTGTGTCTTATTTGGGTATGGGATTCTACATAGCCCACAAAGAACGCTGGCATTTGGGGGATTTAACCAAGGCACAGGATGCCATTTCCCGGCGCGTAGAGGCCCCGCCCTGCCCTCGGAAGCCCCGGAAGGTACCCAAGGGCCACCCCCCTAACTGGCGAAGCCTCCCCTGCACAGAGACCCGCAATCACCACTCTCGCTGCTTCTCTAGGAAGTGTACCTGCCCCTGCCATGCTACTTGACTAAGCTAATTATTTGTGGTAATATGGGTTTGTTGCTTAAATTTCTCAAATTGAGAAAAACATGGTAGAACTTAGATTAAATATAAAAACAAACGCAACGTCTTGGGGTTTTAGCGACGGTAAGTTATTCTATCCCTTTGAAAATACAGAAGTTGGCAAAGCAATGGCAACTCTGTTGGCAATGAAATATAAAACAACCAAACAAGTAGAAGAGGGATTGGACGGTAGTCTCTTGGAAGATTGGAAGCTACTTCCATGAGACCTGACCCAGATTTTATCAGAGCTATCAACGAAATGAACCTTGAGAATGTTCGACAGCATCCAGAAGCGGAGAAAAGATTTCACGGACTTTTAGCTTTGATAGCTTGGAATCTGGGGGAGTTAGCTGCACAAGTAGCGGAGCTTAACGAAAATTTCCACTATCCGGAAGAATCAGAATATGGAGCAAACTAGGAGATTATGAAACAATACATTGGAATTTCACGAGATCATTCAGGAAGCATGGCCACGTTGCGTACTGCGGCTATGAAAGACTATAACCAGAACATCGAGGGTATTAAACAGGGTGCTCATGACAGCGATATTGACACCATTGTTAGCGTGATTGAATGCGGTGTAGATATGCCTATGCCCCATACTAGTTACGCAGCTAAGGTAGGCGGGGGAGGGTACTCATACTACGGTAGTCAGGCTACATATAGGTTCGTAGTGCAAAACTCGTCCGTCAATAGTTTGAAGCAATTAACGAGCTATGCCGCAAACGGTAGTTCCACTCCTCTTTTCGATTCGCTCGGAGAATTGATTGAGAGCCTTGAGAAAGTTCCGGATGCGAAAAACGAGGATGTTTCTTTCTTGGTGCTGGCTGTAACGGATGGTATAGAAAATTCTAGTAAGAATTGGGATGCAACGAGGCTCGGTAAAAAGATCAAGGAACTTCAGAGCACGGATCGTTGGACGTTTGCGTTGCGCGTTCCGCGTGGGTTTAAGTACACTCTGGTTAGGAACTTGGGCATTCCTGAGGGGAACGTCTTTGAGTGGGAGCAGACGGAGCGCGATCTTGAGCGTAGTACTGTTGCTACGATGGGCGCGACGCAGAATTATTATGCGGCTCGGGCGAAAGGTGTGCGTGGTTCAACTCGCTTCTATTCCGATCTTCACAACGTGAAGGTTGCGGACGTGGCGAAGACTCTTGATGAGATTAAAGGATACCGTGTCTTTAAGGTGAAAGACAAAGAGCAGATTCGTCCATTTGTGGAATCGAAGCTTGGCAAGAACAAAGAGATGAAGATGGGTGCTGCGTTCTACCAGCTTACCAAACCTGAGAAAATCCAAGGGCATAAGCGTATCTGCATTCGCCACAAGTTCAGCGGTAAGGTCTTTGAGGGTGACAACGCTCGTAAACTGTTGGGCATCCCGGCAGGGGGAGAAGTAAAAGTCTACCCCGGAAACCATGGCGATTACGATGTGTTCGTCCAGAGCACCAGTACTAACCGTAACGTGTTGCCTGATACTGAGGTTCTCTATTGGGAGGGAGCGTGATAGCCAAAACGCAAATCAGAAAGATTCAAAATCTAATCAAGAAAAAGCAAGTTGCGCTTGCGGAACTTAGAGACGAGTTGCGTGATCTTGAAGCGGAAATAAAAGGGTTGGGCGATTCTGCGGAGGAAGCTCTTTTTAGTTTAGAAAACGCCGTAGATAGATTGAGTGAGCTAGTATGAAAGGCCTACCTCTCTGGAATGAGGAAATTCGATTTGAGGCATTATGCGCGTTTTGCGATAAGAAGTACCGTAGCAAAACTGCAAGTAAGGCACTTATGAAATTAAGTAATCATGTAATGAAAAAACATGGAGGAAACAATGGAGTGTACGACATTGGAAAAATGGATCTCAGCTTTAAGATGCGGGAAGTATAAACAAGCAAAGTGGCGTCTACAAACCACGAAGGGGTATTGCTGCTTAGGCGTGTTGTGTGCTCTGGCTCTTGAAGAAGGGATCATAACCAAATACAAAGCTCCCACCGAAACCTCTGAAGCGTTTTTTGAGGATAGTTTCGTTAGTCTTCCAGAAAGCGTCAGGGAATGGGTTGGGCTACGCAATCACTCAGGTAAATGGGGAGTTGTTAGCGAATCTCTTGCGTACCTCAATGACCAACAAGACTATACCTTTGAGCAGATAGCTGATGTTCTTGAGAATCCTCCTGAGGGGTTATTTAAGCAAGATAATCCCCTTGACAAATTAATTAATTTGTGAGACAATGTATTTATCGATGGCGAAGGAAGCAGTTACTTCTATGAAAAAGAAAACAAACTGTTCCGCTTATTCCTCGATATTCAATAAAGTTTAGGTGGCGATAGGAAACGGATACTTCTTTCAATGTGAAAACCGCCCCTCGGGGCAGTCTCCGTTCCGCTAGTTCCCCTAATTCAATCCTTCTGAGTAGCGCATGGTGTGGGTTTATTTTATACTATTTCCTTTCCCCACGTCTTGTTCTCTCAGAAAATTTTTGAGGACTTATGAAGACAAAGACATTAACCGGAGGTTCCGAAATTGTTCGTTGTGACTGTATTCATAAGGCACAGGACGAACTGCACGGGGCATGGCGTAGGGTAGCTAACTACGCTCGTAACGGAAACAACAAGCAGGGTGGATATCGCTGCACAGTTTGTGGACGGGTACATTCTAAATAGGAGAAA